CTGGTACTGTCAAAGTACACCTTGGTTCCCGATGACAAAAGGGCGTTTCTTATTATTCCATTGGCTGCTGGTACTGTCAAAGTACACCTTGGTTCCCGATGACAAAAGGGCGTTTCTTATTATTCCATTGGCTGCTGGTACTGTCAAAGTACACCTTATCGGTGAGACTGGTCCAGATACTTATACTATTAGTGAAACTGAGGTTTCCGCTTATATGGGTTCTCCTATGCCTTATCTTATTGATAAAGTATTTGTTGACGGTACTACTGCACAATTCAATATAGGGTTATGATTGGGGTCGGTACAAGTCTTTTGTTTGGCAAGAGGGCTGGCAAGGCTGGTCCTCCTATTCCACCCTTCAATAAGGCTATGGTGGACGCATGGTTTATGTCCGGTTTGTCCAATATTGACAAGCCTTCTTCTATTAAAGGAGTGATGGGTAATGAGATGGCTCTCAAGAACTTCACTTATTCTCTTTCTTCCGGGTTCGGTAAGTATGAGATAGATTTCAACTCCTGGACAAAGAATGTAAATGCAGCCAATTTCACCAACACCGATTCTTCTATTCACATAACGGAAATATTGGTAGCAGCCGGAAAGTTCTTACAGACAAGTGCAGATGAAACGGTAGCAGCATGTAAAGTAAAGGTAGAAGGTATAACGGATGACATTAAGTTAAGATATGTATCTTATGCCGAAGACGGTACCGGAACATACACCTATCTTAAGAATGGTATCAATAACCTGCCAATATCCTACAAGAAATATACCGGGTTTGCTGCATCTGTAGTTGGTACTTGTAATATCACCATCACCCAACTGCCATCTGCCTATGAAGGCGCACTGGTATTTGATGGGGTGGATGATTACGGTATATGTACTGGACTTCCTATTCTTGACGATTATACGTTGATATGTAAAAGGGAGATAATAAATAAGGAAACCGGTTCTGTAGCAAGTAAAAGAACTTCATCTTCTCAATGGGACGGTGCATTTATTTTTGAAAGAAATAATCAGTTAACCAGCTTCGGACAAAATAACTACCATACAATTCAACAAGACAGCGTGTCTTATATGACAGCCACTTCTTATAATGGAGATACTATAAGTCGTGGCTCATTACAAGATACAGAATATTTGATTTTAGGTGCTGATGGTTTTAATATTGATTTGAATAGAGCACATGGATTCTCCAATTGTGCCATCTACTACTTCGCTCTCTATAACAAGTCTCTGACACCCGAAGAGATTGAGACCGAGAAAGAACGACTTAATGAAGAATGGTTGAAACGTAAAAACTGAATAATATGAAGTGGTTAGTTATACCTATAGAAGAACTAAAACAGTTCGATAAAGACTGGGAGACAAGAAGAATGAGTAACGACGGCACGAAGGCGTTGTTACATGAAGAGACGTACAACATGCTTGTACCTCCTATCATGATGCTTTCGGAAGGTGAAGAAGTTATGAAAGATGTCGTTTATCCTTATCCTTTGATGGATGAAAACGAGATAGCGAATTCTGGTGATTGGGTCAGTGACGAGGTGATTTGATTGTTTTCGGGGTGCCGGGAATTCGGGTGTTTTGCCTGGTTCCCGGTTTTTCATTTTCTTTATTTTATTTGTACACCGAAAAACAATGCAATTTTTAGAGTTAGGGTTAACTGTCTGATAATCACATACCATTTTCTTCTATTTTTGAAAAATATAATGTCACTGAAAGAAAGGTTATGTTAATCTTATGTTAAAACGACATAAGCACTTGCTTATGTCCAAATAAGGACTTATATTTGCAATGTGATAAGGAAACAAGGTCAAACAAATTAAAAGAATTGAGATATGAAAGCAGAATTTTACAAGGTGAGAGGTACGGAAATGGAAGAGATGATGAAGAGAGGTAATAACAACGAAATCTCCTCTATGGTTTCCAAGAAACAACAAGCACTTGCCGAGGCACTTGAAAATGTGGAGTTCTATAAGTCTATCGGGAATATGGAGTTTGCAGCCAATGAACAGAACCGCGCTAACCTCCTTCAAAGACAACTCGAAATGTTGAACAAATAAAAATTAAAGAAATATGAAACTTTTGGAAATACACAAAAACGGAATTAACGCCCATTACAAAACAGTAAGTTACTACGGCTTGGATTATAAGAAAAAGAAAGTGTTGTTTGAAGTAAAGACGATAGAAGAAGCTATTGAGAAGGGGACTTGTCTTGGCTATAAAAACGGTGAAATAGTAATAATGTTCTAAATTTAATCCGGTAGCCTTCGGGCTACCAATAGAACAAATAATATGGATATAAAAGAAATATGCTTGCTGATAGCACAGCTAAAGAAGGAGAATGAAACCAATTCCCCGGAAGAAAAGGAATTTAACCTTAAATGGATTGAAATCCTAAAAGAAAGTATAGATAAATCTGTAAACAAGAATAAGGAGGATTAAGTTATGAAAGCAATCGTAGAAAATCCGTTAAATGTTAATCATTCACCAGTAGCAATTTCTCTTTACGTCAATATGCTTAACAAAATAGTTCAATGTAATGACGAAAAAGAACTGAGAGAAGCAATGAAGTTTATTTCTATGGATTATCCGGTTACGTTCAATTCTCTTTTTGATTACGGTTTCGGAAGAGATTATATGTGGGTCAGAGAGAGGGAAAACTGTAAACCTCTTCTCCTTGTCGAATTCTAAAAACTTATATATCATGAAAAAGCAGTTTATAAATTTCTTCAACGGTCGATTCGGCAAGAAGGTATTAAAGACTAAATATCGTGAATGGTGGGTGCGTTTCTGGTACGGAGTAGGTGCACTCACTTGTACCCTTCTTTTCTTCGGAATGATACAGTTCTTGTCCTGGCTTTCTGATTTGATTAATTATGTTTTCTAATAAAAATATTTTACAATTATGAAAAAGGTTTTATGTAACAAGGACGGCAAATTTTTGTCTATCCATGATGGGGATTGTACTCTTACAGAACTCAATGACGGTGACTGTCTGACACATAAAGACGGTACGATAGTGATATATAGAGAACACGAATGTAAAGAAGATATTTCTAAAATATCTTATCATGTTTATTTACGCAATAATGAATTACATTTTCCTCAAACTGGAATGTCATTTTCTTACTATGATTTTATCCCATCTTGCAGATTCTCTACGGAAGAAGAAAAGAAAATCATAAATAGCGCGCTTGCCGAAAAAGGCTTGTTCTACAATACAAAGAGCAAATGTATAGAAAAAATTCGGTGGCGTGCCAAGAAGGACTGTATGTATTATTACATTGATTTCAATGGTCCCAATCCCTTTTGCGTGAATTCCCATATAGAGAAGTTTGATTATATAGACAATTATAGGTTCGATGTCCATAACTATTTCCAGACCGAAGAAGAAGCCGAAAAGAAACTGGACTTAATTAAAAGTATTCTTGATGATTAGGAAGGAAGTCTACATATGGGTGGGACAGATTGCCGAATACCGGGGAATGACATTGCGGAAGGTCCGTCCGGGCAAATATGTTGTCATTTCCCCGTGTTCCCTTGTTTCGAGACCCGTATATATTGACAAGAACGAAAATTTGAACGTTCTTTAGTATTAATTATTTGTTTTATTTTCATATATTTGCAGCTATGGTAACAGCGATATTTGTGTGTTTGATTGTTCTTACAGTAGTCCTTATTACTCTTCTTTTGTGGTGCATAGGGACGGTTACGGGAATTCAGAAAAGAATGGACGCTCTTCTTTATGTGGTCTCCTATATAGACCTTATCCAGAGAAAGCGGTTTATCCGGTATCTAGACCAGCTTTCCCGGAAGATGAGTTGTAACGAGGACGAGATGGAAGACAATCAGAAACAGTTCCTATTCCATTTAAGCCAGGAATTGACGAACGAGATAAAAAGGATGGAAGACGATTATAAAGACTTGATATAATGGCAAAGAAAAACGAATTCACATACAAAAAAGGGTGCCAATATATAAACTGGCTCTGTATTTCCAATAAACTTTTCTTGCTTCGTGATGATGACAATATAAGCGACGAAGACAAAGCATCCATTTCACGCGCCCTAAAATGCAAGACAGGCGATATCCTTTGTCTTGTCCTGGGACGGAACATCAGCTATTTCGGATATAGCAAGCTGATTGAGGATATGGGGGGACGGACAACGGAAAGTATCGTAAAGTCCGAGAACCCGGTATTTTCTTCCGTCTACTGGACTGGCGACAAGAAAGCGGCTATCGCGTCGCACACCATTTTCATTCCCTGGAAAGAACTTAAGGAGATTATCAAGGAATGGGACTATCCGACATACTTTCAGCCGGAAATCGTTTAGAACCTTCTTTCTCTAAATTTTATATATTTGTTTGACTGACACCCGGTTACGCTCTTCGTGAAAGAATGTTTCCAGGTGTTTTCTTTGGGATTATATGTTAATCTTATGTTAAAAGGACATAAGCAGTTGCTTATGTCCAAATAAGGTTTTATATTTGCAATGTCTTCTTAAGGGAGGCGGTTAATTAGGTCAAACAAATAAAAACGCTATGGAAGTTTACGTAATTGAAACAATGGGAGGACAAATAGTTAACGGTGAATATAGCAAAGAAATTTGTCCAAAATTCCTTGAATCAGTGGTAAAAGACAATTTCAACAAATTAGGATATTGCTTCTATCAATCAAGCGAATATGAATGTATTATATATCCCAATCAAGAATCAGCCGAACATGCCATTGAATGGGCGTTAAATTAATTGTCAAGCGAATAAAATCTTTACAATCATGGCAAATATAGACTTTTTCAAGAATCCCGATTCATACGAGGTATATGTAACAGTCAAATTCGGAACATGGAAAGTGGCCGAAATAAAGCGTTTTCCGTCTCCTACAGATATTCTTCACGGTAACATCATAGAATATACCGAAAACAAACACATGTGCTCTGAAAAGGACATAAAAAAGATTGAGGAATTTACTATTAACAATGTCATTATAAAGCTTTTATTACAGAAATGAGAACATTAAGCAAAGGAAACTACCGGGTCGTGTATGACCCGGCAAAGGGCGAAAGCATGAGTATGATTGCCGTATACAGAAAGAACCTGGACGGCACGTTATCCCTAATAAATAAAGAGATGGGAGAAGTGATGGACGATGATACCCTAAAGGAATATGCAGTAAAAATTATTAACGAACTAAATAAAAAGGAGGATTAAGCTATGAATGCAAGTATCGTGTTTTTATGTATCATTATTTTTATCGTTCATCTTATGTTGAGTGCCGAAGTAGGCTCTACGGCAGAAAGGATGAACAGGAGTTTCGGTGTATGGATGCTTCTGGCACTTATCATTTCCCCGTTTATCACAGCCATCTTTGTTCACTGCCTGGGACCTATTCCAGTTCTTGAAAAGAAGGAGAAAGAAGACGATGAAGCCGAGAAGTAACAGGTATATCTATTATTATAACAAACGGTCGAAGAACAAGCCGTACCGGGTTATAATAGAGGTTGAAAAGAAGAAGTACAATATCGGTTATTTCCGGACCGTGGAAGAAGCAAGAACAGCCCGTGACGAATTCATTAAAAATCATTTTTCTGTCTCCATAAGCTGGCAACGGTTACAGGAAATGAATGTGATTGTGGATAAGATTGCCGAACTTTCGGAAATTCTTCTCTCCTATAGGGATATTTCCACAAATGAGGTTATTCGGAAAATCGGGAATATCAAGCAGAACGCGATTTCCATAAAGAAAATTATTGCATAAATATACATTCAATTTGTATAATTATTCAATTTTGTTTTGTAGTATGAGAACCTGGGTTTAGCGAAACCCGACAGACTGGGACGTTGTGAAACGTCCCTTTTCTTTTTCTAAATCTTGACAATCGAGTTAATAATACTTGAAGAATGACAAAAAACCATAATCTACCAGTCCTTTTTCTACTGCATTGGCTTCTTGTTCAAACACGATTGCATGGTAACAGTCATGGTTTATAGCCTGGATTCTCTTAATCCATTTCTTTATACCGCCACTGAAACCGGGGTGATATTTGATTAGGGCACCTATTACACGCACGAGCCATTCCAGGGCGTAATACAGATAGAACGTCAACGGGATAAGGAGAAGTAGCCAGGGGCACGAGAAAACGCCAGCAAGACCGCTAAAAAGCACGGTTCCCGGTATCATTAGGGACTTCCATTGATAGGAGTGGGTTTCTTCGTGCTTCAAGAATTCTTCGTCGTAATACTCTTTTGCTTTCTTGCAAAGCAGCCAGCAAAAAATTAGGATTGCGGAAAAGGTCGGAATGATAATTTTCGCAATTTTCGATTCGTAAATTACCTTCATGTTACTAAAATTTTAGGGTTAAACACTGGGTAAAAGTAGGAATTTATAACGGTAATATTGTCAATATTTATTACTATTTGTAACTGTCTGATTTACAATGCGTTTTGTTAACTTTGACCGCAAATATATCTATGAAAAAATATTTTTCTTTTCTATCTTTTGTTGTATAATAGGAGTATATGATATTGGGTGATATATAACGCGCGTGCGCGTGCGAGCGTAGGCGAGCGCGCGCATCATGTGCGCGTATGGGCGCACATGCGTGTGCATGTGTGTGCGCGCGTAGGGGGAAGGGAGGCAAGGCAAAGGACAGGAAAGGAGGGGAAGGGAGGACGAAAACGAAGAAGAAAGCCTATAAGGGGGATGAAAAGTGAAGGGAATTTTGGAAAAAGCGCGGTCCGGCAAAAATTTTCTCGAAAAAATTTTGTGGATTGAAAATTTATCCCTATGTTTGCAGTGCTTAAACAAATGGCGGCTTGGTTCTGAAAAGAGCTGGGAACCGCAAAAGAAAAGGGGTTACTCATAGATGCACTCTTCAAATACCTCTTTTAAATTTTCCCCTTTTCTTTTTGTTTTGTAAGCAGGTGTTTGAAGAAGTGAAAATATCCTTGAGCAAGATATTTGTAAAAATTGAAAATTTTGTAGAAGAAGTGCATTTATGAAAAATGAAAAAAGATACACAGAAGCGCAAAGCTTCAAAAATTAAGAATGAATACATATTAGTTTTGGAAGCAATTTCAAAAGTGCTGACACAGTTTACACGTGTAGAGAATCTGAATGAGCATAAATTCAACAGAGACCCCTATTACTCATTCATTTATCCGGATTTAAGCACTAATGAAATGGTTAAGGCTGTTTCTGCATATACAGGTCTTGATAGACAGAAAGTACGTAAAAGTATTACATTTTTAAGATTGAACGATTATATAGATTTTAAGGATAGAACTCATTGTAAGATTATTAAGAAGATTGATTTTAAAGAGATTGTAAGAATACCCGAATATTTTAAGATTGCCGCTAAAAATAAGAAGATTGTTTGGACTGAATTCAACCAGAAGGTTTTAGATTACATCAGCAAAAGAAAAGGTTGTTTTGAATACGAAAAGAGAGAAAGCCAGGTTACGGATGAAGAATTGGAAGATTTTAGAGAACACGGAATGACTTTTGACGACGAGAAATTTTTAAGGATAAACCGCTATAAATGGCAGGATTGCGACCCGGTTTTTTATGAAAAGAAGGCAACAATAGCTTTTAATTTAAAATGCAGTATAGGCACCGTAAAGAATACAATTAAGAAGCTTAAAGTGTTGTTTGGTAGAGAAGTAAGTTTTAAAGATACACCAGTAGAGAAAGTTAGACGCGTTCATTATTCGCATTCCTACAGGATAGAATTACCCGATAGAAGGGAATGGAAGGATATTTTGCTTAAAGAGCTTAAGAGTTTATGGGAAAGTGTTGTAGATAGCAGGAGAAAGGTTATAGACACGCTTAAGGATATTGTTTGGGACAGACAGGACGAAAGGGAAGAGAAAGAAAAGGAAGGTATTTTTTGTTCTGAATATACACGTATAAGCAAGCAGGATTTTGATGCAAATGTAGGAGTGCAGTATAGTGTTTTGATGGGATTTAAGAAGAAAACCTATACTGCCATTGAAGAAGAAGAGGAGGACGAGGATTACGAAGAAGAGAATAATTATACAGAAAAATACGAGGAAGAAGATTTTGATGATGATGCAGACGATTTAGAAGAATATGAAGAAAAAGAATACGGATGGAGCAAATATCGTTGCTATGAGGCACCGGAATATGAGGGTTATGACCCTAACGAATTTGAAGCGTATTAGAATATGGAAACGGTAAGTGATTACATATACAGCGACTATGAGACCGAGGACGTAGAACTGTACGCAGAACAGATGATACGGGAACGCATAGCGCGTGACGAGAAGCGACGCGAACAGATAGAAAAGGCTTTGGCGAAAGCCGAAAGAGCCAGGAAACGCCTGGAGAACCGAAGACGGAAGTACATAAAGACACATCCTATCCGCGCGAAGTACAAATACCCATGCTTGGATAATTATTCAAGGTAAAAGCTTGGTTATTTGACTGATAATGCCTATTTTTACCGTTGTAATTGCAATTTCGTTATAACTTTAAAAGGCATTATTCATGAATATTAATAAAAAAGAAGAGAAAGTGTTCGGACGTGCACAATTTGAACAGTTTCTCATTGACAACGACTATGAGGCATTCACCGCAAAGCAGGTAGCGGCTTTTGCTACTGATGTTTTGAACAAATCGGAAAACAACGAAATGGACGAGTTCGAGAAAGCATGCGCGGCCGCGGACTGGAAATCACTTGAAACGGTTAAGGTGCTGAATGACCTCTACGAGGAAGAACCTATGTTCGTGAGACCTTCACAGGTGGAAGTGATACCGGGAAAGGAAGGTCTTTTTAAATCAATGTCCGAAAACAGAGACATGCTTCGATACAAAGAAACACCTCTAAACATTTTCAAGGGTATAGCCGGAATGTGTGTATCTGATGATATAGAGAAGGCACGGAAGGGTGAACCTATCGGAACGGTCAGAAGCTGGAGCGGAAAGGAATACGTGAAGACCGCCAACGGCTGGGTACGCCGCCAGGGTATCAAGACAAAGGAGACCGCGAAGGAAGGTCCGAAAGAAAAGAAAGGCGGTTTTCCTACAGTTGAAAAACTTGTGGCCGCAGCCACAAAATCTGGGCACAACCCTAAAGAGGCAGAAAGTGTTATCAGAGAACATTACGACTATCTGAAAAAGAAATACCCGGAAGCATCACCGAGTAAACTTGTACATATCGCATACACCATTTCTTAAAATTCTGTCTTATGATTATGGGGAAAATACATAAAATAAGGGAATACGTAATGAGTTTATATTTTCCCGTGTTGTTGAGTATACCTATCTCGTTTTCCAACACGGCTTCATTCATTGAGAAATATGTGTTTCGAGACTGGGAGTTCTTGAAATACCTAATGATTCTTATCGTGATAGATACACTGGTAAGCTGGGTATACCATATCAAGAACAAGGATTTTTCAAGCAAGGGTTTCGCAATGATTATTACGAAGCTTTTCATTTACAGCGCTATTCTTATTGTGGCTCATGTGATGGGTAACTTTACCGTGGAAGGCGGAAACGTGGAGATATACACATGGTTCCGTGCCGTGGTGTGTAACGCGCTTATAATACGAGAATCAATCTCAATCGTGGAGAACGCGGCAAAGGTAAGCCCTACTTTGGTACCTCAGAGAATTAGAAAATATCTGTCTGATTTCGACGAGTTCGGGGATAAGAAACCGGAGACGATAAAGGAAATGAAAGGAGAATGACTATGGCACAAGGCGATTATTTGCCAGGAACCTATTCAAGGGTCGGAACGGAAGAAAATCCGGGCACATACCTTGGAGGAGGTTCGGGTGGTACTTCACAAACAATGCCGCCAAAGGTGAAGAAGGTATGGGTACTGGACAACGATAAATGGAATATGCGCAACTATTGGATTTCTGGAGGGAAGTTCAGTATTCCGGCAGTATGGGTACTTACCAAAGGAATTTGGGACAACTTAGGCAAATGGATGAAAGACGGAGTTTGGAGAATGGGACAGACCATTTTCTCTACAGACAATATTTGGCGTGACAATTTCGTGTGGTACAATGATTTAAAATTCAAATTTTAGAGATTATGAAAAAAGTAGCGTTTTATCAAATACAGGACGGTGATACTGGGGCACAGGTTGCACAAGGCTTACAGGGAAATTTCGAGGCTTTGCAGCAGGAGATAGAAGCAATTCCTTCCTATTCCTTGCCTATTAAGATGGACCCTAATAGTGGAATTATCAACAGTGAGGAGGACTATAACAGTATTCTCCCCGAATCCTATCTGACGGAATATCCGTGGCAGGCTGAATATGCAGACGGTCTTCCTTGGTTATGGATGAACTTCAAAGCAAAGGTATCGGAAGGTACTCAGATTTGTATTAAGCATAACAACAAGTTCTGCGAGTTCACCAACATTCCAGAAACTATCGGCACCGTATCTGTTGACAAGAAGATTCTGACAATGAAGGAGAAGAACGAATATCTGGGTTTCGAGTGTCAGAAGGATTTGGGTGTACAGAAAGTGGACTTGAAAGGCATTTACCAGGTTTACGTACTGGGTGCTGACGGTTCCGTGGAACAGGAAATTGTATTTGAATGTAAGTAATTAACAATTAAAAATAGAAAAGATTATGAGACTGTATAGATTTTTGGACGAAGACAAGAATATTGATGTGACATTGGTAACGGACGGAAGTTGCGACCAGAAGAAAGTATTCATTACCGAATCACCGCGCGGAATTACCCCTAAAGGAAACGTGACGGACCCGGAAGGCGGTGCAGAGCTTTTGAAGCTTGGGTTCAAATGGAATGTAGGTGAAGCCGTGATGCACGAGGAACTTGTAGCATTTGCAGAAGAAAAGGGTTTGGAATTAATTATCGACCCCCAGGGATTGAATGAAATCGTTGCGGTAACGGCAGAATGGAACGATGCAGATGCGTGTGTAATCACCATTAAAACAAGTGTTCCGGCAAAGAAGGATGTCGACATTTATTTCCCTAATAGCGTGAATCTGAATGAGAGCGCAGAAAGATTCGGTGTAATCAGAGGAGACCGCAAAACCCTCTCTACAAAAGTTATGTCCGGTAAACCTATGGCGTTCACGTTGACTGACCTTGGTCTGGATGCAAAGGAGGATTTGAATGTAGTTGTAATGACCGACAACAATACGTGGCGCGAAGAACTTGTGGCACAAAACGCATAAGGATATGTTACGGTTATTGTTTACAACAGAGGACAATGTTCACCAAATGACCGTCGTAACCGACGGAATCGACGGTCAGATGAAGGTTTTCGTTACAGAAAGCCTTTATGGTGATGTGGAATATTATAAGGGGCTGGGTATCGTGATTGAACCCGGACACACCTATAATATCGGACAGTTCAAGGAATGGGCGTTTAAGGCGCTTGTTAAGCTTATCTCATATCCGGAAGGATTCGGAGAAGAAGGCGCGGTATTGTCGGACGTGCAGGAAGTTGTGGAATACGTATTGGAGACTAAAGAACCTACACTCAATTTCCCTGCAAAGGGAGGTGATGATATGTGCGTAGTGACGTCTTCAAAGCAGACTTTCAAGAATGGACAACCAGTAGGACACCCAGAAGGTGTCCCGGTAACATTCTCAATATCTGGAACCGGATTCAAGGTTGACGGTGGAGGACAAGTAACGGTTGACGAGAACCCCAACAACACGACAAGAAAAGCGGTAGTGACGGTTAAACAGAATGAAAGCGGAAAGACATTGCAGATTACATGCAACCAGGCTGCATCTACTGTAACCTACGAATATGCGCTTACAGTAGACCCGACAGCGGTAACGTTCGACGGTGCAGGAGGTAAAAAGCTGGTTACTGTGACTTCTACAAGAACAAAAGTTCTGAACGGAGTAAAACAGCAGGCAGAAACTTATCCTACGGATATAGAACTGGCTGGTGTGGGATTCAGCTATGAAGTGAGCGGAAACAACTACAATCTGAAAGCCGAGGAGAATACCGGGACCTCACAGAGAACAGGAAAGGCAACCATTTCACAGGAAGGCGGAAAGACCGTACAGATGAACTTGACACAGAATGCGGCTACGGTGACGTATGACTATGCGCTTACAGCCAATTCACAGACCATACAGTTTGTAGCGCTTGGAGAAACGAAGAGTTTACAAGTTGTTTCAACAAGACAGAAAAAAGTTAACGGTAAACCGTCTGGTGATGTCGAGAAGGTAGATACGACTGCACAGATTACCGGAACCGGATTTAGCGAGACTTCATCTGAAACATCTAATGGAGAGAATTATAGTATAGTGGCGGCTGAAAATAAGGCAGAAACAGATAATGACGGTTCTATTACTATTACACAGACTGGAAGTAACAAGACGGTAAAGGTTACGTTAACACAGCTTGCAGCGACAGTTACCTATGAATATACATTGACTACAGACCCAACAACACTTTCATTTGCAGCAGCAGGAGAAACAAAGATATTCGGTGTTTCAAGCAAGAAGCAGAAGAAAGTGAACGGGAAGAATGACGGTTCACCTATGACGGTTGACTACACTACTGTAGTGAGTGGTACGGGATTTACCAAAGGTTCTACTGAATATTCTGTAGTGGCGGATGCAAATACTGGCGCACAGCGTACCGGAACGGCAGTTGTTACGGCAGTAGAAGGAGGAAAGAAAGCGACGGTAAACCTTACACAATTGGCTGGAGAATAAAAATTGTTTACAATGGGAAAGAGAAAAGGAAAGATAATACAAAAAGCGGAAAAGCCGGATTTGGTTGCAAGTCTTTCGAGTTTGTCCATTGAAGAGATAGACATGCTGCAAAAGGCTGCACCTATGGCATTCCAAAGCAAATTGCAGGCTGCGTTAAACTCAAACGATGCAGGGGAGATAATGAAGGCTAATTTGTATCTGGGAGAAATCAATAGACAGCCTACAAAAATTCAGTCTGTTTTCTTTGACCCTAACGACATATCCGGTAACGGAAGAGGATTCAAGGATTCTAAAGGGGTTCTGTCCTTTTCCGTATTGCGTCGGATGGGGGACATTCATATAGTGAAAAGTATCGTGTCTACACGTGTGGAGCAGATAATGAACTTTATGGACTTTTCGGAAGACGAGCAGAAGGAGGGTTTCACAATCAGAAAGAAGAAGAGCCTTTTTTCTACCGGGGATGAGAAATTGACAAACGAGGACAAGAAAAAGATTTCAAAGATAGTTGATTTCCTGGAAAAGGGAGGATGGACGGACAAATGGGACAATGTGGACAGTTTGCAGGAATTTGTAAGTAAAATAATGTCGGATAGTCTTACATTAGACCAGCTTGCCTTTGAAATGGTCCGCAACAGAATGTGGGAATTGCAGAAGTTCCGCGCTGTGGATGCTTCTCTGATACGTTTTCTTGACAGCGTAGACCCCAGACAAAGGGAAGGTTTCGAGCAGTACAGATTCAAGGGGCATTTGCCGCGTTACTGCATGGTGTGGGATGAAATGATTCTTCATAACCCTATAACGAAGGAACCGATATTGTATTACCCGTGGGAGCTTGGATTCGGTATCAGAAACAAGACATCTGATGTAAGAAGAAACGGGTATGGAGTATCGGAATTGGAAACGTTGGTGAATATCATAACCTGGATATTGTGGGGCTTTTCTTATAATGCGAATTTCTTCTGCGTTTCACCGGAAACACTCGTTACGACAAATAAGGGTTTAAGAAGAATAAAAGATTTGGTAGGTACGGAATTTGAAGTCTTTGACGGTGTGGAATACTGCAAGGCATCCGCATACAAGACAAGGATAGATGATTTGTACGAAACAAGACTGTATAATGGTTTAAGGATAAGGACAAGCCAAGAACATAGATTTTTGACTATAACGGATAAAGATAAGTCTCCTAAATGGAAAGAACAAAAGGATTTGACTACAGACGATTACTGTCTTGTGGATATAAACACCTATGGCGATTTTCACGAAGAGGATTATTTTATAGGAAGAGAATATTTTAGGGAATTTACTAATCCAACAAAAGAATCCATTCTTAAAAAAGAGAGAACTTTTACCCCTTCTTTGGAGATGGTGAAAGATAAACATTTTTGGGAAATGATTGGTTTTGCTTTAGGGGATGGTACCTGGTTGGAGAATATACTTGAAATTTTCCCACATCATACGAAAGATAAGAAGCTTTTCGGTGATTTTTCTAAAGTGTTGGACAAATACGGGATAAATTATCGTATAAAGAAAAGTAATCCTTCCACACAAAGAAGTGATGGGGAATATGGTTATCCGTATATATTTATATACGATACATGTTTTATTGACTGGCTTATAAGTATAGGATTTGGATATACAAGAGACAAGAAAATACCAGTTTCTGTATTTAATTTACCGGAAGAGTTAAGATGTGCGTTTTTAAGAGGTCTGTTTTCGGCAGACGGACATACCTCTGCAAATATAATGGGTTATAAGACCCCTACTATTTGTTGTGTGAATAATGATTTGAGACAAGATATATTGCAGTTGTTGTTGAGTGTTGGGGTTGCTGCAAGAGAGTGTAGTAGAAGTAAAAGTAGATATAGCGACCCTATAATACTTATTATTCAAGATGTAATGTCTTTTGTTGATAAGATAGGTTATTTGCAAGACTATAAAAATGAAGGTATATCAAGAGGAGAAAGAACAAAGGATAAATGGGACTTGGTGCCTAACTCTTTGGCTTTGGATATACTGGGAAATAACAGGGGAGGTGACATATCTTTCTCGAAGCATCATGTGAAAAAAGGTGGAAGGATAAGCAGAGGTAAGCTTATAAGGGTTCTGACAGAGGCGGGATGTAGCGTGCCGGAAATATTGAATTACCATTTCTATAAGGTAACTGACAATTCCAGACTTGTAAAGGAGAAGGAACAACTTTATGATATAGAGGTATTCAATGACAAGCATATATTTCTTGCCAATTATACGGCAGTCCATAACTGCCAGGGGTCTCAGCCTAAAGGGTTTATCAATATAAAGAACCCCAACATATCAAACAGTACATTGCAAGAGTTTAGGCAGGCATGGACGCAAACGATGGCAGGGGTTAGCAACAGTCATAGAACGCCCGTTATAAACGGTATAGATTTGGAATGGGTTGATTTACAGAAACTTAGCAATCGTGATATGGAATTTAATGAGTGGATAAAGTTCCTTATCATAATGACATGCTCCGTATATCGCATAGACCCGTCCGAACTTGGATTTAATTTCAAGGAAAGTCAGCAGATATTCGGGCAGGACGGACAGCGCGAAAGACTGAAGCACAGCCGTGAAAAAGGGTTGAAGCCTCTATTGATATTCTTGCAGGGTGTCATTACAAAGTATATTGTGAGTGAGCTGGATGAAAACTACGAGTTTGCATTTACCGGAATAGAGGTGGAAGACGAGGAAGCACAGGTAAAACTGGATTCTGAAAAATTGAGTAGCGGAATGGTTGCCATGCAGGACATATTCAAGAAGTACAACGGACGTGACTTTGACCCCGAAAAGGACATCATTCTTAACCAGGTGTACCAGGGAATGAAGCAGGCAGAAGAACAAAACAAGATGTTCGGAGCTTCACAACCTGGACAACAGCCGGAAGGTGTACCGGAGGACGAGGAAGACCCGTTCGCACAATACAAGTCGTTTAACGACAATCCTATAATGAAACCAGCAGTTGACTATTATTTAAAAAATCTTTACAAATAAGAAATTATGGAAACTTTCGATGATTTAAAGTTAGAAAGATATATAAACAAGGCTCTTTTGGAAAAGAGCCTGGGAAGACCAGAAATGTATGACGGTCTTCTGGAGATTGCGAAGGCACAACAAGGCGTATATGTGAACAACGCGGTAAACCGGAAGCTTGGCATTGTTGGACTGCCATATAAGAAAAGAAAGGCTACGGAGGAAGAGAAAGCCGATTTAACCAAGACAACGGAAGACCTTTATAAAGAAGGTAGTGCGTGGAAGCGAGACAGACAGATTAAAGTACATAATAAAATAAAGTCCGAATATCGGAAGAAAATGCTATTTGAGACAAAACCGCGTGCTTACTTAATGCTTGGTGGTGGTGGTTCGGGTAAAGGGTATTATCTTAAGAAGATGAAGGAGAAAGACCCTTCTATAGACAAGTTACCCGTTATTGACGTGGATGATATGCGCGATATGATACCGGATTACGAAAGAGTGAAGGGGTTAGACCCGAAGAAAGCATCTTCTTATGTGCACGAAGAGGTATCGGATATAGGTAAAGCGATAGACAAGGAATATATAAAATCTAAATCTTCTTTTGTAAAAGATGCTGTATTTGGAAACCCGGCAAAACTTGAAAAATTGGTTGATGAATTGAAGGCACAAGGTTACGATGTCCATTTGGTAGGCGTGGCAACCGATTTCAGTACGGCTTTGGATAGAATACAGAAACGTTTTGAGAGAACGAAACGGTATGTTCCTACAGAAGTGGCGAAAAAGGGACATAAAGGAGCGTCCGAATCTTTCAAGAAAGTTATCGAAACTCCGTTGAAAGATAAATTTAAGTCCGTTAAATTGTATGACGGAAATTCCGATAACGGAGTGATTTATGATAACAAAGTGTTAAATCAAAAAGAACTTGATAGGTTTCTTAAAAAAATAGACTTATAATTTGTTCAATTCTGAACAGTTTTGTATATTTGCATAGAAACTTAAAGAAAGGAGTAAAATTATGGCAAAGAAAAAGTACGGAATTGATATGACGGCTGACGAATGGTTTGAGATTGAAGAACGTGGAATGGGCGAAGGTTGGACGATGGAAGAAGTTGCAGCTTTAGGTCCAGAAGGCAGGGAATTTCATAGAAATGCCCCGTATAATCCTTATTTTCCAAAACCAGATATGTCTATTTTTAACGAAGACCTTTACGACGGTTATAAGATAAAGGAAAAGAAGAATGCCGGAAAAGAAAATTGATGGTATAAGAACACCTTTGGTATCGCGTCTTATTGGAGTGAAAAGACACGTGAAAGACCCTATTAGATACCCGAAAATACAATGCGGTTATGAAGGGCTTGCACAGACCATGTTCGCTACACAATCGGACGCGATGATAAAGGAGCTTATAAAAGAAATGATAAAAACGGTTGAAAAATGATATTCTCACCGGAAGAGATACAAAAACTGTATGATATAATAGACTACCGTCTTGCAAGGATTGTAGCCGATGTAATGGGGGATGAACTGTTGACACCGGAAGACAAGTCCTTGTTAAGGCGGTATGGCTATAAATGGAGAAGGGAGATAGAAAAGTTACCACCCTATTTTCAATCCTATCTGTTTGGAAGGTTGAGTGCGCAACTCACGCCAGCACAATTATCAACACTCAATTTTGACGATTTTACCAAGTATATAGACCGTCATCAATGGGCGGCACTTACATCTTTGGAACAGGAAGTGTATTATGCGGCAGCAACACGCACATACTCCTATATAAAGACGATGGGGGAACGGGCGAAAACGATAATGTCAAATGCTATTTCGGAAGAGGAAGCGAAAGCTCTTGTAGAGAAGCAAAGACAATTAGAGTTGGGGACCATAAAAAAGGAGACGATAGAAGGCGTTCTGAAAAAGAAGTCGGTACAGAATATTGTCAGTAACATAGGACATTCCCTGGAGGACTGGAATCGTGACTGGGGGCGCATAGTGGAAACCGAGATGCAGAACATCTATCAGACTGGGGTAGCCCAGCAGATAATGAAGGAACAGGGAGCGGACGCGCTTGTATATAAAGAGGTATTCAGTGGAGCGTGCCAGCACTGCATAAAGTTTTACACAACGGCAGGGATAGGAAGCAAACCGAGGATATTCAAGCTTATAGACCTTATAAACAATGGGGACAATATAGGGAGGAAAGTTAAAGATTGGAAACCAGTGTTAAATAGTGTTCACCCTTTCTGCCGTTGTGACCTTAGGGAGGTACCTAAAGGCATGGTTTGGAACGACGAGACGCATTCATTTGAATCGCCTAAAGAGCCTTACAAGAGACAGGTAGAGAGAAAGAGCAAAGTAAAGATATATGTTGGAGACAAAATGTTTGAGGTATGATATTTGGATATAAGGGAGATGTGGAAGTGTTGACCCTACGGAAGACAAGGGTAACAAAGGAACGTGTCAAGGAAAGCGCGGAAGAGGTAGACGTGTATAATTGGGAGGTTATCCCGGTACGTTTGGACCAGATAAAGGAAGACGAGTATGTATTGCTCTATTGTATGATGAATGATACGACCCTATTCAAGAAGGGTGTAGAGTGTACTGATTTCAAAGGAGAGATGGAAAACGTTGTATTGGAAAGAGGAATAGTAATCTCCGTATGTGAAGACGCAAAACATCTCGCGTTCACTATGCCGCATCAAGTGACGATACCGCTTATTTATGAAAAAACGTTTGATGAATGGACTGATGAAGACTGTTTCGGAGTAAACAGAGGAAGCAGTCGAAGAAGTCCCGATAAAGAGATAGAACAGGGGGATGTGGAGGAATACGTAAAGTTCTATAATGACAATCCAGAATACATGCATATGGGTGCAGGAGCGATAAAGATAATGGAAAGAGGTTTGTCCTTGTATGAAGGGAAACTGTATAACATAGAGGCTGGGCCGGAATATGCGCTTATAACAAAAGAAGGCTTGTTTCTGAAAACGGAGCATTGATTATGGGAGAAGGAGGATTCAACACCGGGTTTGTGGAGATAAGGACGCTTGAAGGCGAAAAGTTCCTAAAGGATATAAGGATTAATGAAGCCGTAAAGACAAGACATTCCTATACGCTTGTGGAAGGTTTACATGTACGCGAAATGAAGCCGCGAGAATCAGTATATAACATCTATTTTAATGCAGGCAAGGAAGGTGTTCTTAACAGGATTTCGGGCGAACAAATGGTATGGACGTATGAGAAGAACTACTTTGTTCCGGTAAAAGTAAAGGAATTGAACATTTCCGACAGAATAGTTCTGTATGGGAACAAGAGGGGCAGGATTGACCGGATAGAAAAGGTAGAAACACTTAACAGGTATTTTTACAAGCCCGAATTGAAGAAAAACACTTCCTATTATATTGATAATGTCTGTGTTTTTGGATAGATTGTGTAAAATTCGTACATTAGCAGAAAATTTTATAGCTATGAATTTACGGAAATTATTTCATTTACAGACAGCAGAACAAAAGGTGTCTGAATACAGGGAGCTATTGAGACGCTCCGAAAAGATAGAAGCAAGAACGGAAGAACTTGCAAACGAATTTGCCGAAAGAAGCCAGGTATTGAAAAGCTTCTCCCTGCTTGACAAGGACGAAAGAGAGATTTCGGAAAAGAAATACAACGAGTTCTTGAAAGAGCATGCTTCACGAGTTGCACAATTACAGAAAGACAGGGACAAGGTTTTCAAGGCTATCGCTGCATTCCAGAAAGACGAAGATATAGCAGAAGCTATTGCGGATGTATATGCAATTCATGTAGCAAAGAAGGCATGGAAAAGTAAGAAGCTTTCCAAAAGTGCATACGATGATATTATGAAGGCAAAGACCGGAGTAGTCAAGTATGCGGACGTGCTTTTGTTCAGAGGCAGTAAGTTACTTATCTTACAGAGAGCAGGTGAAAATATGAACTATACACCTGATTGGTGCATACCTGGGGGACATGTAGACGAAGGAGAAGATTTCCGTACAGCCGCACAAAGAGAGCTTTTTGAGGAGACCGGAATAGACGTTCCGGAAGATACTCTTATGGAGGTCGGTGTAGCCAAAACGAAGAATGCGGAAATTCATTACTTCATGGGACATGTTGACGATGAATCCCCGGCTTTTGTGGTGGTAGACGGTGAAGAGGAAATCGGCAGCATGTGGATTGACCCGGTTACTGAACTGGACGATTACGATTTCATTTTTGACATGAAAGACAATATCAAGAAGATTTTGGGACTGGAAGTGAAACCCAACCCGGTAGAAATCGTGATGAAGGCTTTCCAGGAAAAGAAGGTGACGGAAGACGTGGTAAAGTCCGTGTGCGAGAAATACCCTAAGGAGATACGGAAAGCGAACAACAAGACCGATTTTTCACACAGTGAAAGAAAAGACCTGGCAAAGAAAGGAGAGGCAATGCCGAATGGGAAATACCCTATCAGAAATAGCCAGGATTTGAAGGACGCTATCAAGTTGTCCGGTGCTTCTGATATGCCGAAAGAAAAGGTGAAAGCATGGATTAAGAAACGTGCTAAAGAATTGGGTCTTGAAGGTGAATTGCCGGAAGACTGGAAAAGTGAGGAAGTTGAAAAGACAATGGACTGTGACGATGCGAATGCTATTTGCAAGGAAGATTTGGACGACAAGCCAAAAGGCCCGGAAGGTGACGGAATAGCAAAGAACGAGGAAGGAGAAACTACAGAAAGCGAAGAAACGGACAGCCAGGGAATATGGAAGTCGGAAGACAGACTGACGGTTTCCATGAAGTTTTCTTCTGTGGAAGACGCGATGATATTCAAGAGCGTTATTTCTGAAATGATTCAAGAGGGGAAAGTGAAAGCCGATGTACTGGAAAAGGCAAAGAAGGAGGACGGTATGTATGCCGTATTTGCCGATTTCGCTAATTTCCTGGAAGGCGTTAAGACCCGTTCAAAAAACGTGCATTGGAAAGAGGAAGACAATGCCAAGCACAAGTATCTGGACGATTTGATAGATGAACTTTCCGACTATGAAGATAAGATAATGGAAGCCGGACAAAGCGGTTTCGGCCGTTTCAAGGACGGGGAGATAAACGGTGAAGAAATAGAGGTTAACGACCCTATAGAATTAGTGGACCTCATTATAGACCGTACAAAGGAATTCTATTCCAAGCTTGATAATAACCCCGAATATGCCGGGGAAAAGTCGTGGGTAGAAGACTTCATGGCAACACTCAAACAGACTAAATATCGCTTGCAATTGCATTAATTGTTTTGGGGAGGGGTGTAAACACCCCTTCTTTTATTTAAAAAAGCAAGAGTGAATAAATTTTGCATAAAGTTTGGCTATTTGCATAATAATTCATACATTTGAATCGGTAAATACGTAAATAAAATTTATTCGGTGTAAAATGCTGATTATAAGATATTTACATAAAAGAGTTTATTTTAATTCGTTGTATTACAGATTATTAAAAGATGTTTGAAGTAGATTCAAGATTCAATTTTTTTACAGAAGCAAACTTTGAAAAATCAGATTTCAATCCTATGGACTATCCGGTAGGGGACGACAGAAGATATGAAAAGATGATTTTTGAAGGTCTGGCATCCGATTCTTCCATTGATTCGGAAGATGAATCTATGAACCCCAACGGATTTGTAATAGACAGATTTTTAAAACATGGTCTTATCAATCTGGACCATTTGCCTTCACGAAGTCCTATCAATAAATCAAGGTTTTGGATAGGACACCCTTTGGATGCTTATGTAAAGAATAACAAGTTTTACGTACGTTGTCAGTTGTGGAAAAAATCTCCGGAAGCAAGAGCCTTTTATGATAAGGCGCTGGAAATGCTTGCAAGCGGCACCGACCGGAAGCCGGGTTTCTCCGTTGAGGGGAGAGCGCTTGAAAGAGACAAGAACAACCCTAAAAAGGTGACAAAAGCGCTTATCACAAACGTAGCAATGACAATGACACCCGTAAACGCAAATTCATTCGCCGATATAGTCAAGGGCGTGCAGACAGTAGATTTCGTGGAGGACAATAAAGAAGAAATTAACAACGGTTCTAATAACGTTCTTGTAGAGCTACAGAAGGACGGATATAATATAAGGATAGACAAGTCTTTCAACGTTACCATTAACCCTATCATAGTGGAAAGAGATGAAAGATTCCAGGAGCTTTATGGTTATTATCTGAACGGAAAGGTAGGACTGAACGTTATAAAGGACTATTTGAGAACCGTTAATAAATAAGTTTGTACACAATTAAAAGTTTAATAAAATGGACGAAAAATATTTGAACGACCCTATTGTATCTCTGATGAAGTCTATGGGATTTTCCGATGAGTATATTATGGCGAACGTGAAAATCGAAAAGTCTGAAAACGGAGCAGCAGCAGGAGACCATGAATCCGAAACCAAAGAGGAGAAGGACATCAACAAGCTGGAAAAAGAAGCCGTGAAGGACGAAGAAAAGGTGAAGGAAGACGAAAAGAATACAGCAGAAGACAAGAATGCAGAAGGTAAAAAAGTGGAGAAATCCAATGCCGAAGATATCATGAAATCATTGGGTTCTGTGTTTGCGCCTCTGATGGAGAATTTCCAAAAGTCTATTGACAAGTTCCAAGAAACGGTAGACGGCATGAACGACAAGTTGGACAAAATGTCTGGCGTTACTCCTATGTTCCGTTCTGAAGGACTGAGCAATATGACCGCTATTCAGAAATCTTTCGAGGAAAGAAAGGATGAAGCAGGTAAATATGAAGTTAACGTGTTGAAAGACAGACAGATGGCTGTAAAGCTTATTGAAAAGTCTTTGGAAGAAGCACCGGAAAATATCGCTAAATCACTGGAAAGTGATGCGCTTGCATATCTTATCAATCCGGACGCTGAAACAGTAGGTGAAAACCTGGCGCGTTACATGTACGAAAAGAACGGTGTAAAATTCGTGAAATAAACTCTATTAAAATAAAAGAATATGGATTTGTATAATTATAGCAATCAAAACGGTACTGGCGACGTACTGGGCGGCATGGATTCAGCAGAAATCTTGAAAGCGATGGAAGCAGGTCTTAAGACCGGAATGCAGTATAACAACGAAATCAACAATGGTGGTGGTCTGAAAGTTGAATCCCTGGATTCAGTCTTGAAGATTCTGGGCAACCGTATGAACCAGTTGGTTTATTACATGGAAATGCCTAAACATAAGATTGACAACACTGTACACCAATACAATCAGTTGTATAAGTATGGTGAGGAAGTCGGTATTTTCAACGCAGAAGGCGAGACCCCACAGGAAACCGATTCTCAATACAGACGTAAGTCAATAGTAACCAAGTTCATGGGTGTTTCCGGACAGGTTACACATCCGGGAATGTTGGCTAAATTGGCTGGTAACATGGATATGTACCAGAAGGAAGTAGAAAACAAGACTATCCTTTTGAGTACCATTATTGACACACGTTTGGTTGACGCTGATTCTTCTTGTGTAGAAGAACAGTTTGACGGTGTTTTCCGTCAACACATGTTGGGTATCAACGAAATGGATGGCGGTACGGCAGAAGGCAAGACTTCTGAACAACTGTTAGACGGTTACTTCAACAGTCCGGCAGTTATCGACGCACAAGGTTCTGTGTTGAATGACAGTCTGATTCAAGATGCTGCAAACGTTGTAGTGAACGTTTATAACGGTTATATCGACCGCATCATTTCTAACCCGATTGTGTTCAACAACTACGTTAAGATGTTCCACGAAAGCAAGCGAGTTATTGTAGGTCTTGCTGCCTCTGTAACTGGTGCAACAATGGGACAGTCTGTAAACGACGTTACAACTCAGTTCGGTAAGATTAACATCAAGAATGACCGTTTCTTCGACGAACGCAAGCCTATTATGGTAGGCAAGGGCGCCACAAGTGCTAAAGCTCCGGTTACTCCGGTTGTTGGTACTGCCATTAAGGTTAATGCAGCCGATACCAAGACTAATTTCGGCAACCATGCTGGCTCTTATGGCTATTTGGTAACAGCAAAGAATCGTTATGGTGAATCCGCACCTCTGAATATCACATCTGCTGGCGCCCAGGCTGTAGCCGCTTCTGAATCAGTAGAATTTGGTTTTACCGCTGGCGTAGGTGGTGCATTCCCTGCTACTTGCTTTGTGGTATATCGTACCAAGAAGAACGCGGTTTTGAATGCAAATACCGAATACTTCCCTATCTTTGAGGTTCCGGCTTCACAGATGGCAACAGGTTATGACGGTGCAGCCGCAAATTGTGTACGTGACCGCAACCGTATCATTGCAGGTACCAAGTCTGCTTTGGTATATTACAATGACAGTCAGATTAACGAATACTTGCAGTTTGCTGATACTATGAAGATGGACTTCGCTGTTACATCTCCAAGCAAGCGCTTTGCAATTCTGAACTACGGTACCCCGGTACTGTATCAGCCTGCAAAGATTGTACGTATCGTTAACATTGGTGAAGAAGGCTTGTAATTAGCTTGATATAAATTTATAGGTTTAAGAAGTGAAAAGTGAAAGGGAGGGAGTAATTGAACTCCTTCCCTTTTTGTTTAAAAAAATTTTGTATTATGGAAAAAGTGATTTTAAAAAGTCGGGTGTATAACAACCATAGAATTGTACTTAATGGTGGCCCGGTACAGTTTGTTAATGGTAGAGCGGAAGTATCGGAAGAACTCTATCAAGAAATAGTAAGTCGTAAACTTCCCGATATTTACAAGGAAGGTGAGGAACCGGAATTCAAAACACGCCTTGAAGAAAAACTTCGTTCGGAAGTGAAAGAAGGGAACAAGGAATATGAAGAGGAAATAAAACGTCTTAAGAATATCGTCGAGGCGCAGAAGGTTGAAATTTCCAAGAAAGAAAAGGAAATTGAAGTATGGAAGAAATGCGTCGAGGATTTGAAGGCAGGAAACAAGGAGACGCAGGCAGTAGCCCCCGAACTGGAAACAAAGCAGGAAGTTTCTATTAAGGAAGAAGAGGACGATGAGGTAAAGACGGCTCTTAAGAAAATGAAGGTTGACGAATTGAAAGAACTTGCAATGACAGAAGACGGAGGCTCTTTTAAAGAAGAAGACCTTAAAGGCAAAAAGAAAGAGGAAATTATAGATATGATTTTGTCTAAATAAAAATACTTTACAAAGATGGGTGGTCGATTGACGTTTACGATAAAATACAAGAAAAATTCCGGACTTGTGCTGTCTGTAGCCGAGATATGGCAGACATACTTATACGGAATAACCATTGACGGAGGGCAAGGAGCATCATTTACGGACGAATCCATGCGCTCCTATATAGAATCAGCACAAAGAGAGGTTGAGAATTGGTTCAATTTGAAATTTGTAAAGCAGTTAATCGACCAGTCTTTGACTTATTACCAAAAGGACTATTGGCAGCAATTCCCTATATTGTTCCCGTCATATCCGGTAAGGGAGCCGTTAAGCATGATTGGGATGCTCAATAAGATAGAGCAGATTATATACCCCCAAGGATGGCTGTCATGCGAGTATGACAGTGGTATGGGACAAGGGAAAAGAAGGCTGAGTGTTGTTCCTACAGGGTCTTCCACGACACAGGGAAATGCGGAAATAATATTGACAGGCATAACGTCTCAGATTGGTATGCAGCGTTTCCAGTATATACCGGATTATTGGAGGGTACAGTATATAACCGGGTGGGATGTAGACCAAATGCCTATGGACTTGATTAATCTGTTAGGAAAACTTGCATCATTCGGGCCGCTTAACATAGCTGGAGATTTGGTTCTGGGTATTGCAGGCGTTTCTGGACAGTCTTTAAGTATAGACGGATTAAGTCAAAGCATAAGCACAACGGCTTCTGCGACATCTGCCGGGTATTCTGCACGATTGATTCAATATCAAAAAGAGATAAAGGAAACGGTAGGAAGGTTGAAGTTGGTGTATGACGAGGTTAAATTTGCAGTATTTTAAGTTATGGGAGAAACAAGAAATATATTACAGTCTCCATCTTCTGGATTGAGTAATTTCCGACCGGAATTTTTCAAATCGGAGTTCGACCAGGCGATACAAGCCAAAGGTTACGATGTGGAGATAATGCGCGCTTTACGTTGCCCGTGTCATGGAAAAGAATCTGCACTGCCAGACTGTCAGAATTGTTTCGGTACCGGATATTTCTATGTGAATGCGATACATACGAAAGCACTGATAACAGGGATTAATTTTACCGACAAATACAAATCATGGAGCCAGGAGCTTTTAGGTACAATGGCGGTAACAGTGAGGGATATAGACAAGGCGAATTTATCCTATTATGACAGGATTTCTTTCAGAAATGAAATATCGTATTTTTCTGAAAATCTCCCTATAAGATACGATGATATGGGACAGCCGTTTGTGTTTACCACATACAAACCAGTACAGGTATTGGCTATGTATCTGTTTGAGGCTTCAAACAAACCTCTTATAAAGACGGACAAGGGACATGTAAGCGACGTCAACCCCTATTGTATCATATTGGACATGGAGATAGACGCTTTGCCCGAAAACGGTTTTGTGTCGGTATATTACAAGCATAACCCGGAATACCATGTTATAGACTTGCCGCATGAGATACGCGCTTCATGGGTTACCGACAAGAAAAGCGGACAACTTAATAAGATAGAGCTTCCGGTTCAAGCCATTGTAAGAAGAAGTCATCTTATAGCGATGGAGAAACCTAATTTTGACGGTAGCGGTGTGATATATAATGAAGATGTGTAAAAATTTGCTTTTTTGATGAAAAGTGTTTAGATTTGTACAAATTTAAATATTTTGTATTGTGAGAGCAAAGAAAGTTTTGGAAGTCCTGGGTATAAGCCGGGCAACATTATCCAATTATGTAAAGGAAGGAAGGATAAAGACCCATAATTCCGCTACACAATGGATAGATTATGACGATGAATCGGTATATGCGATTGCATCTAAAGGACAAAGAAAGAATGTAATATATGCAAGGGTTATGAATAAACATAACCTTAACAAGCATATAGAAGCATTGGAAAGGTATTGCAGGGAAAACGGACTGCACGCCAAAGATGTATATAAGGACGTGACGTTTAACGTTACATTGGCGCAAAGAAAGGGGTTCAACAAGTTGTTGGACGATGTGATATCCTATAAGATAGGAACGGTAGTAACACTGAGCCGGAAAAGTCTGTCTGGAACGGACAGCGATTTTATAGAGATATTGTTTGCAAAGTTCGGGTGTGATATTAGGTATATAACAGAAGAGTAAAAATGCTGCCTCTATATGTTGACATATCGGAAACGGTTGCGGAATTTGCGCTGACACCACAAGAAGCGGAATTCCTTGGAACACGTCTTGTTGATGATGTGGTAAAGGAATATATGCGAAGATGGAATGCGCTTGTGGATTCTGAATTACATCAGACAAGGGGAATATATCGGTCTGCCATGCAGGTAGACCGGACTTCTGCCACCTCTGTAGAATTCGTGCTGTCTGCAAGGGCAGCAGGTCCGCTTCCTATGATGCTGGAAGAAGGGGCAACACCTTTTGACGAAAAGATAGGGTTCCAGCGTTCGGACAAGGCAAAGATAAAGAAGGACGGTTTAGGATGGTATCTGACAATACCGTTCAGACATGCTACGCCTGGAGCAATAGCGGAATCCGGAATATTCAGTTCTGTTATGCCTAAAGACGTGTACGATATGGCACGTAATGCAGGAGGGCAACCATTGAAGCTTGCAGACTTGCCGATAAGCCAACAGGTAAAGGGAAGCCGGAAGGAAATAAACATACCCGGAATGAACGTACCGGAATACATGCACAAGTCGGCAAAATATGAAGGTCTTGTAAGGGTTGAGGCTCGAAGTTCGGACCAGGAAAAGAGAGGTCAGTATATGACATTCAGAAGAGTTAGCGACAAGTCAGACCCTACAAGCTGGTTCAATGGTGGTATAACAGCTAAAAAACTCATGGACAGGGCTTTAGAAGAAGCGCAAATAGAATATGTTGCTGAAATGGCGATAGACGAGGCATTAAAAAAGATTAAAGGAATATGATAGAAATTGTGAAGGTAAAGCAGTTTATAGTATCAATATTGAACTATATACCGGAAGATTACAGACTGCACCAGGGAGACGAACAGAATACCTTCCTATACAGACTTCTTAACGGAATGAAGGAAGGGAATTTTGATTTTTACGACCAGGCGAAGAAATTGTTTTTAAGGGGAATGACAAACCCCCGTAATTTAAGGGTGTTGTTTGAGTTTCCGAAAGACAATACCGGATTGCCAGCCTATGTAATAAGGGAACCGGGTGCAGACCCAGGAGCAACCAATTCCATAGGAAAAATGAATGGACAGATATACGATGGCGGTGCATGGCAGATAAGAGACAGCCGTTTCCATAACTTTGAGATAATGTGTCTGTCGGACAACATGCTGGAAAGTATAATTATGTCGGAAGTTCTGTATGCGTTGATAATGGGTTCCTACAACTGGCTTTCTACCCAATATGATTTGGTAGAGGTGAGGATAACGGAATTAATGACAAATCAGAACGTACTGCCTATTCCTATATTCATAAAGTCAGTAAGGCTTGACTTGACTTTAGACCAGATTGTAGGTACATTGGTAAATGAAGAGTTGCTGAATAAGATTGCATTTGAGGATGGAGGGATAGCAGCCGACAAATGGGGTGCGAACAATTATAGCAGGGATTATGAATTGCCCGGTGTAGAATCGGACATTGATAAAATTGTGACTAAATAATTGGTATGAGGCAGAAATTTGTTTACCTTTATACCGAAAATGTATGAATGTAAGGATTTGATAGGGAAGTTCTTGCAGAATTTCGTGGACTAATAAAAGAAAAATAATATGGCATCAACGTTTATTTTCAACGGTCGGCAGATTTCATTGCCCGGTGTCTACTCCACTATTGTAAGTGGGGAAATGAACCCGGCACGAAATCTTGACTATGGAAAAGTCCTTATTATTGATACAGGAAAGTATTCAGCCGGATTTGGTGGCGGTGCTGGTATCAATGGCGAGAATGCGCAGGGACAGAACGCTATCTATACTTTCGACAATATCGCGGATTTTCGTGCTTTCATGAAGGGAGGTCTTTGGTGGAGAGTTGCCGAAGCTCTGTTTGCACCGGACCCTTCAAACCCCGATGCAGTAGGAATTTCCGAACTTGAATTTGTTCGTGCAGCAACAACTACAGGTGCAAAAATGACGTTTGCGACGGCAGCAGGAGGCACGTTTGCGGTAAAAACATTGGACGAAGGTTTGGTAGCCAACGGTTCGTTATTGAATGACGAGTTATTAACAAAGGGTTACGGTATGAACTTTATCGCAGGACGCGAAGACGCTACCAAGTGGATTTTGCAGTTCTGGAGAGGTACATATACCGGAACATACAGCGACGGTTTACCCTACGGAGACATCACGCAGGAAAACAGTGACCCCGAACTTGTTCTTGAATCACCGGAATTCAAGAATATGCAGGAACTTGTGGATTGGGCACAGAACGATTCCAACTTTGCTTTGGCATTCGTGCTTGACCCGTCTACTAATGTGGAAGGCGACGGTGAGATTACTGAAGGGGACATTACGACGGCATTGGGTGGTAAGCCTTATATTCTGGCGGCAGGAGGTACAGAAAGTTTCGATATGGACGACTTTAACGCTGTACTGGACCAGATTGTAGGTCTGGACTACAGTAACGTCATTCTGGACCAGGTAGGAGACAATGCATATTCGGCAACAACCCGTGCATACCTTACACACATGAACGGAGTAGCCAAGTTCCAACATTTTCTCTATGTGGCAGGATATGACAAGGGAGCGGATTTCTCGAAGGAAATCGATTTGGCGAAAAAGTTTGACAGCTCGTTCGTGCAGCTTGTACATGGTGGGGCAGGCGTGGTGTCTGCGTTCGACGCCCAGAAGATACGGTGGTGGGGAGTTATGTATAACTTGTGTGCCATTGTGGGACGTATTAGCGGCAAACCGCCTTATGTACCGCCTACATTCAAGTCAATCGGAGTTGACAGACTGCAACACGCATTGACTGATTCCGAAAAGAAGAAGGCATTGAAATACGGTATTTTGACAACTGTATTGAATGACTACACCGGAAAGTTCAATATCTTGCAGGGTGTGAATACATTGCAGGACAACGCCAACTTGTTCAACGCAAAAGGACAGTCCTATTCTATCCAGTTTATGCGTATCGTCGCACAAATCAATAAGGAATTGATTGTAAATGCGACATTGGATTTGCTGGGACAGGAAAACGGTGTTAACGCCAATACACTGACAGCAGGAGCGGTTAAAGACTGGACTGTGGCATACTTGCAGTCAAGAACTGCAACGGACGCACAAGACAATCTGATTTTGTCGTTCAAAGACGTAGTGACAACAAGAAAGGAAGACGCTTATTTCACCACTTACAAAATTGTGGTAAATAACGAAATCACTAAGTTGTTCTTTACTGGATATTTAATTCGTGGATAAAACAAACCCTAAAAATTAGAAGATTATGGCAGTTTTTACAGCGCCTAAAGCGTATATTAAAATAGATAATCAAGTAGCCGGGTTTGTTCGTAATCTGCAATTTGCAGAAAACATCACCCGTGCGAATGTACAAGGGCTTGGCTCACTCCTTAACCAGGAGGTTCCGGCCGTACAGTATCAATGCACATGGACGGTAGACCAATTCTTTATTGACTTCAAGCAGCCAGTAATGGAAGGTATGATGCACCGTCTTGGTTCCGTCAAGTCTATCGTGGACACCTTGATTTTGGGCGAGCTTGGTTTTGCCATTGCTATTTACAGCAAGACAATTCAGAGCCAGGATTCGACTACAAAGATGGTGACAGCAGTAGACCCTACTGGACAGACTATGTGCATGCTGAATCCGTGTTTTGTAAATAATCAAAATTTTTCATTACAAGAAGCTGGCATTGCCGGGTATTCCATCAGTGGACTGTATTTAACACCGATATCTACACTTGAATTGTAATTTTGATTTTTATAAATATTTGATATTTAGGGAGTTACACATAGTAACTCCCTTTTATTTTGGTAAATAATATAAATATATGTTTGTTAAAATAGTATAAATAGAAAATTTAATACAAATATGTGATAATGTACTATTATATTTGCGTTCATAAATAACTAAAAATTAATGATATGGAAGCAGATTTTAAGAAAGGAACGAAAGTTTGTAATAAATGCGGTAGAGAATTACTTATAAGTGATTATCATAAAGAAAGTAGAAGGAAAGATGGTTTATCTTTATATTGTAAAGAATGTGAGAAAGAACGAGGTAAAAAGAAAAGAGAAGCAATAAAGAATGACCCAGTAAGACATCAGAAAATGCTGGACGCTTATAAAAGATACCATGCTTCTGAAAAAGGAAAGGCAAAGCAAAAAGAATGGAACTCAAAACGGGTATATACAGAAGAACAAAGAGAACATAGAAGACAGTATGCTAAAGAATATTATAAAGAAAATCATGTTGTAAAAAGACCTCCAAGAGAATTTATAATGATAGAAGGAAAGGAATATTTGAAGTGTCCTAAGTGCGGAGAAATAAAACCAAAAGAAGACTTCTTCAAGGAAAATAAGAATCCACTTGGTTATGCTTATAAATGTAAGAATTGCAAAAGAAAGCAACAAAAAGAATACATGCAGACTGACGCATATAAAGAAAGAATAAGTGCATATAATAAGGTATATAGACAACAAGAAAGTTTTATAGAGTATAGAAAAAATTATGATAGAAATAGGGCTGGATTAGACCCTTATTATAGATTAACTAAATCATTAAGAAACAATGTGTCTAAGGTAGTAAGACGAAATAGTAGAAGAGGTAAAACACTTGATTTAATTGGTTGTTCAATAGATTTTTTTAAACAGCATCTCGAAAAACAGTTTTTGCCTGGTATGACGTGGGAGAATTATGGTACAGAATGGCAAATAGACCACATTGTACCTTGTTCTGTATTTGACCTTACAAGTAGATGGCATCAGTTTGTTTGTTTTAATTGGAGAAATACGCAGCCATTATGGATTAAAGATAATCAAATAAAGAGAGATGTTTTGCCGGAAAACTATAAGGAGATAATAGAAGAAATAAGAATTGCTATAGGATGCAAGAAAGAGATTATCCTATTAAATGATGTTAATAAATCCACAATTTAGACATAAGCACTTGCTTATGTCATAACATAATCTTATCTTTGCATTGTGAGATTAAGAGATGAAAAGTCAAACAAATAAAAAAGATAAGGTTATGAAATCAAATGTAGAAAGAATGACGGAAGATTTGAAAAAGGTGTTGTTTTCAAATGTATATAGCTTTGAGATTGAAACGAAAGATATAGTTTTCGGATTTAATAAGGTATTGAAGAAAAGAACTAAATCAATGGCAAAGGCTATAGCTTTGGAACAAAAACTGAGAAATGATGTCGGACGTTATTTGTCCAGTACAGTAGTTGTTGCTTCTGTAAGAATGTACAAAAACGGAGAGTTAAGAGGTGAATTTAAGGCTAATAATTTTTGATTGTCAAACAAATAAAATTTTGAAGTTATGAACGTTTACAGCAAGTTTTGTCCGAATGTATTTTTAGCAAAGTGCGAAGAAAAGTATGAAAAGGGAGAAGTTATCGAAGTAACGACCAAGTACGGAAAGGAAAACGAGTGCATTGTTTTCAATCTGATATATGAAAAGGACGGATTCTATTACTATTCGATAGTGCGTGCAGACGGTTTCAATGTCCAGGAGTGGGCAAAGCAAAGAGCGGAAAGACGCAGAATGTGGGCGGCTTCGGCAGAACAAAAGAGTAATGAGTATTACGAGAAATCCAATAAAGATAGAGACTTCCTATCATTGGGAGAACCTATCAAGGTCGGACATCACAGCGAAAGAGGACATAGAAAAATGATTGACGAAGCCTGGAAAAACACTGGGAAAATGGTTGAGTGTATGGATAAGGCAAAGGAACATGAAAGGGTTGCCGAGTATTGGGATAAGAAAGCGGAGGTAATCAATCTATCCATGCCGGAAAGTATAGACTACTACGAGCACAAGTTAGAGGAAGCCAAAGAATACCACGAAGGCTTGAAGTCTGGCAAATATCCACGTGAACACTCCTATTCTTTGACTTATGCAAAGAAGGCGGTTAATGAAATGCAAAAGAACTATGATACAGCAAAAAGATTGTGGGGAGAACAAGAGGATTGAAACAGCCATTGAAAGGATAATAGAATATCTTTTCAACTACACCCCCAATTTAAAGAGAACCCGGTCAAAGATAGAACTCATGGAAAAGTTCTGGGAGAAGACCGGGATTTCCTCTAATAGGGCGTTATGGGAATATATGGTGTTCCAGGGTGCCATGATAGAGAATAGCAGATATAGAGAGATAATATTTGAACCATATAATTTGATAGGACCAAAAGCGATAGAGAAATGGAACAAGAGAAGTAAATACCAGGTATTCAGAGCCAACAAATACCAGCGTGAAAGAGGCTGGATAAGCCCGTTTAAGGAGGAGGAAGAAGGTTTGTCGGAAAGATACAGGGAGATGTTGAGGAAAAAGTATTGGAATAAGGAGAAGGGGTTTATATTCTGTAGCCAGTATGGAGGATGGTTATTTGACAAGGATAGATGCAGGGATTGCATATTTTATAAAGCTTGTGAAAAATGACATACTAAAAGTTTATGTTATCAAATAATATTTGTATATTTGCACCATGAAGAAGACAGTAAAGGAAGAAATCAGACCGTGTGTTTCTTGTAGGGAGAACCATTTCATATATGACCGCAACAGATGGTTATGTAAGGAATGCTACGACAATAGAAAGAAATTGAAGTTGAACCGCGCTTCATTGAAGGAAGAGGAAAACAGGCTTAATGAAGTGTTTGTCAAGGTATGGGAGGAGAATCCCCATTATTGTTTCCATTGCGGAAAATGGTTGGGTCTTGAAATGAAACCTATTTTCTTCTCCCATATATTGAGCCGAGGAGCACACCCAGGTTTGCGCTGTGACCCGGAAAACATAGTTCTGGCATGTATGGAATGCCATCAGATATACGATTTTGGAGATAGAAAAAGTTTGAAGAATCAGATACCAGAAGAGAGGATAGAAAAACTTTTGGAGAAAGAGCATGGAAAAAGACGTTGATATATTGATAGGATGTGCGGAAGTGTTCAACGCTATAGGACTGAAAAGGGCTTCAAGAATGATAGTGGATTATCTGGAGAACCCCAACGGTGAGAAAGCGGAAATATTTCAAAAGGAAGTTGATTCCTGGAAGGAATACGAGAATCATTCAAAAGGCAGAATGTTTGTATTCAGTGACGGGGAACACGCCCTTATGAAGTATTTCATTATATCATATGAAAAAGATTGGTATTCGGATGGGAACCCGGCTATAGTGATAAACAAATTGGAAGATGAAAGCGCGTCATTCAAGGACAACCCCATAAAGAATCTATGGGTTGTGTACAAGAATGAGGAAGACCGGGATAAGGATTTTGAGAGATTGTTAACAATAAAATAAAAGTATGGGAAAATTTTTAATAGAAGATGTAAATGCGAAAGGATTGCTTATCTGGATGAACGACAATTTCCGGAAGCAGAACGGGAAACGGTTTACCCGTAACGATGTGCAGGCATATATAATGAGGGGACATTTGCCCGAATATTTGGGAGGAAACGAGATTGTAGTAACCCCTAAAAAACACTGTACAATTAAGATGTACAACGTATTGGAAAATGACAATAACCCGGTAGTGGAGGAAGAGTAAAATTTATTTACATGAAAACAAGTAGTAATTTCGTGATTGTCTATGACTTTGAAACTGGGGGATTGCCAAGTAAGGAAAAACAAGCTTTTTTGGACATTCCTTTGGTCGAAATGGCTATGTCGTGTATAGACATGAAAAAGCTGGAAATAATAGACCGTGTGGAAATGATATTCCCGTATAACTACAAGGAAGGACTTGCAGGATATTCGGAGGAAGCAACGGCAGTACACGGTATAACAAAAGAAGTCCAAGAAGAGAATGCGGTGCCATTGAAAGAGATATACAGCACTTGCAAGAAATGGTTCGCCAAATACAAGAATCCACGCCAGATGTGTACGCTTGTAGGGCACAATATCGTAGGATTCGATAACCCGTTTCTGAAAAACTTCTTCGCCTACATGAACGACGATATAGACAATTACGTAAAATACTACATAGACACGATGCAGTTTGCACACATGGCGGCTTTGGAACAGATGGACTATAAGTTGGGTACGTGTTGCCAGGCTGCCGGGATTGACCTTGTGGAAGCGCACAGGGCGCAGCACGATGTGGATGCGAATGCGATGTTGTTTATTTCCTACGTGAAGAAGTTAAGGGGTGAAGGTGTGGAAACGGTGCAGAAGAAAGAGAGGAGATATAGAGAGGACTTCCAGTTATGTTGACGGGTGACGGAAAAGGAATACTTACAAATAATCAGCTTACATATCTGTACAATGCGGTAGACAATATCATAGAGAGACTGCCGGAAAGGGCGCTTAACCAGTTGTTGGAAGGATATGGAAACGACGTTGACACCATGCTTAGAGAAATGGTTCATCAGTCGGAAAAGGCGTTGTATCTGGGCCGTACTATGGATTCGGAAAGCTTGTCTTATGTGGATAACGTGAAAGCCTCTATGGACAATACTCTTAAGATATTGTCACTCAATTATTTTATAACAACCATGCTTCCCAAGTTTCGGTTAGGATGGCGTAACATAGAGTGGTCCAATTTGACGCAATTATATCCGTGGAGTTGTTATCTATGCGCACGCGCGAGTGGCAAAAGTTATCAATGGTCTTATGCCTTCATATTGTGGCGTTTATGGTCCTACACAAGACCGACCGCCTACAGACAAGACACAACAGATAACGCCAACCGGAAAGAGACATGTTATATCACCAATACTTTTACCCTGGCAAAGGTGCAGATAGCGAAAGTGACGGAAGAGATAGAGGCGAACGACTTGATAAAGGAAAAACTGAACCCTTATAACAAGGCTTCAATCGGAGAAACAGCCATAAAGACGGAAACGGGGAGTACGCTGCATGTACGCGGTAAGGATTCAATGATTCGCGGTCTGCATGTGGGGGCTTGCTTGTGTGACGATATGCCGGATGAAAGTTCCCTATATTCGGACGAACAAAGAGAGAAATTGAAAGAACTTCTGAAAGGTACTATAGAACCGATTGTAGAGCCATACGGTTACTTTCTTGTAACTGGTACGCCTTATTCTTCTGCACCGAATGAATTGTACCAGATATTGAAGGCAGACAAGCGTTTCTATTGTTTTGAATATCCGATATTGTTTCCGGATGGCAGACCGTTGGCACCAGACAGATACACGTTTGAACAGATATTGGCGAAAAAGGAAGAACTTGGAACGATTGTGTTCAACCGTGAATACTTGGTGGTTCCTATCAGTGACACGTCAACGATATTTCCGTATGAATATCTGATGCGTAGCGTTATAGGAATGGAAACGATACGTTTTGCGTCAAGTATAGACGATTTTCCTTTCAAGCTTACAAGGGTACATATAGGTGTGGACTTTGCGGTTTCCGGTAATATTGGAGCGGACTATACAGTGTATTCGGTATGGGGCAAAGATGCGATGGATAACTACTATTTGTTGTACTATTACCGGAAGCGCGGTATGTCGCATAACGAACAGGTAGATAAGATTGTACAGCTTGACCGACTTTTTCACCCCAATAAGATACGGTGTGAGGCAAACGGTTTTCAGTCCATATTGTCCGGACTGGCAAAGGAAAGAGGGCTTAAGAATATAGAACCGTTCACGACAACGGAAGGAAACAAGAAGGATTTATATACCGGATTACCTTCTTTATCTGCAATGTTTGAAAGAGGACAGATAAAATGCCCTTATGCGATTGGAGAAACAAGACAGGCAGTCGACTTGATGTTCGGTGAATTTTCCTCTATTACATTTAGAAGTGATAACGGGAAATTGGAGGCAGCAAGCGGTCATGACGATATTGCAATGTCGTCGTTTATATCCGTAAATAGCTTACGCGAAGACGATAAAGAAGTACAAGTAAGTGTAGAATTGATATAAAATAAGGTAATTTACTGTCAAAATGATAATTTATAAATTTGAGGGTATATGTTAAAACAGTGTTAAAAGCACATAAGCACTTGCGTATGTCATAACATAATCTTATCTTTGCAATGTGAGAAAGAGATAAACGAAGTCAAACAATAAAAAGATAAAGGTTATGATTACTGATAGAAAGAAAGCCCCGGCATGTTTGAGATATAATGTTAGTAACAATTCCGGTTCAATCAACAAGAATTTCGAGAAAAACCAAGAAGCAGCATATAATTTTGCAAATTCGATGAATGAGACGGCAATAATACGAGGATATATTTTTGTAAAGCATAGAGGACAATGGGTGAGAAACACAATTTTTATTGACCATGTTTGGTAACTATATAGCACTTTACACTAAAATTTTTAAACTAAAATGTTTGCTTTTTACTTTAAAATAACTATATTTGCAATATGATAAAAGCCTATAAATATAAACTGAAACCGAATGAGAACCAGAAGATTTTCTTTGAGAAGTCTTTCGGGTGTACTCGGTTTGTTTATAACTGGGCTTTATCAAAAAGAATCGAAGCTTACCAGCAGGAAAAGAAACGATTGTCTTATGTAGACTTATGTAAGTTGCTAACCAGTCTTAAAAAGGAAGAAGATAAAATTTGGCTGAACGAGGTTTCAAACGAATGCTTGCAACAGTCCATCCGAAACATGGATAGCGCCTTTACAAAGTTCTTTCGTGAAAAGAAAGGATTTCCGAAATTCAAGTCAAAGAAAGACAACCGAAAAGCCTATAAGGCGATAAATAACGTCAAGATAGATTTTAAATCAAACAGAATTAAACTTCTTAAAGTTGGATGGATTTCATTCTACAAAAATCGGACTTTTGAGGGAAAGATAGGAACCGTTACAGTAACCAAGACAGTAACCGGGAAATATTACGTTTCCGTTCTTGTTGACGACGGGAAAGAAATTCCTAAAAAACCGGATATAAAGTATGATACGACAGTCGGTATTGATGTCGGGATAAAGGATTTTGCCGTTCTCTCAAACGGACAAGTCTACGAGAACCCGAAATACCTTGAAAAAGCCGAACAAAAATTGAAAGTATTGCAAAGAAGGCATTCAAGAAAGCAGAAAGGAAGTAAAAGAAGAGAAAATGCAAGAATAAGACTTACAAGGGCTTATGAGAAAGTAACAAATTGCCGTAAAAATTTCATACATCAAGTTACGTCAAGAATTGTCCGTGAAAACCAAACGATAATCATTGAGGACTTGAATGTAAGCGGAATGTTGAAAAATCATAACCTTGCAAAGCACATATCATCTGCAAGCTGGAATGAATTTTTCAGACAATTGCAGTACAAGTGCGAATGGAACGGGAGAAACCTTCTAAAAATCGGAAGGTTTGAACCAAGTTCTAAAATGTGCACTTGTGGATATGTGAACCATGAACTGAAATTGTCGCAGCGAGAATGGACTTGTCCTAATTGTAACCAGTTGAATGACAGGGATTTGTTAGCCGCGATAAACATAAAGAGGTTCGGACTTCAAAGCCAGAACCTTATAGGAGAATCACCCGTGGTAGACGGGATTGTGGACGTGGAGTGGTCGGCAGTAGTCGGGGCGGTGAAGCGTCAATATGTATTGCTGTAAAGTGATATATAATTACCCCATGTTTTTAGATAAAGGAGAGTGAAGTTTTGATTTAACTAATTAATGATGTATATTTGTAACGAATAATGTTTTGTGATTATGGAGGATAAGATAATTAAAATTAAGGGACATGAATATAAGATGTCCTTCCCTACAGTAGGACAATATTATGAGATAGAAACGCAAAAGCAGTTTTTAGGTCGAGGATATTATAATACTTTGTTGGGTAACAGAACACAAGCGGCTGCGGATGCCCTGGATATGATAGATATTGAAGCGACGCTTACAGTAATGTTGCCGGACTTGCTGGCAGATATGAAGGTAACTTCTTTCAAACAGCTTGGTATCAAAGACTACGTGGAGGTAAGGGATATTTACAACAAGGAGGTTTTGCCCTTTATTAAAGAAGTTGAAAAAATGATGAACCCCAACCGATAAGAGTATTCGAGCGAGAATCACTATAGTTTGAATGTTTAGTTATTCAGAGGAGTGTAGGGGTATAGTCTGTTATGGGTTATACCCCTATTTTTGATTGATTTTGTAAGATGGAGCGAGACAAAAAGGAAGATTTCAGAACGTTTGTAGTCAGATGGAACAACAAGTTTCCGCTTGACAGATGGTACAGGAAGAAGCATAACATTGCTTTTATGTCCGAGGAACACAAGAAATGTTCTTTTTTTCAACAACTTTTCGAGTTCGAGGAAGACCGGATGTTCAAGCAGGCTTTGGAGGACGAGGAAAAGAAAGTTGAATACGTTCCGAATATCGGTGAATGGCTGAAAGATTCCTATGACGAAATGGTGGACCAGGAAACCGATACCAAGGAGATAACGCAAAGTCAGATTGAAGCCTTCCGCGAAGAAATGGCGCGGATGGCCGAATACGAGGAAAGCCAAAAGGATAAGGAATAATGGCAGAGGATAAGAGGATTAGGATAGCGGCCGATACCACACCGCTAAGACAGTTGAGAGAAGAAGCGGTTTCTTTGTACCGCGAGATAAATCAGACTTCCATGCAGAGCGCACAGGAAGCCGAGAAAAGCATTTCACAGCTACGGGAACAACTTGCATTGATGGAGGACCGTAACGAGCTGGAAAGGCTGTTGCTTGACCTTAAAAGACAGTCTGCCGCCATTGATGCAACCACAATGCAAAAACCGTCTCCTATGCCGGAAAGACCGATAAGGAGACAGCCGCCTACAGAAGAACTTCCAAGACCGGAACAGCCTATCATAGACCCCGAAACCGGGTCTATTACATGGGACGTATCGCCAAGAAGAAAAGAGGAAACCGTACAGCCGGAACCAAGACGGAAAGGGCAAAGACCGGAAATGGAAACGGATGTAGAAGAACCTTTGCCTATAGAAGAACCGGAAGAAAGACCAGCGCCCAGAAGAAGGAGAAGAAAAGTCCAGGAACCCATACCGGACGTGGAACCTATCATAGATGAGGAAACTGGTTCTATGACCTGGGATTTGACACGGAAACCGCAAAGGGAAAGAGTTACCCCTATAGAAAGAGGTTTGGAAAGAGAAGAACCGACTACCACAAAGGAAACACAGAAGGAAATATTAAGGGAGATAAACAGACACGTCGAGAATATAGACGAATCCGTTACGAACGTTGATAATTCCAAGAACTTCCAGGACAACAGTGAAAACAGAACGGACAACTCACGGCATACGGAGAATATAACCGAGAATGTTGTAAATATTGAAAAGAATACCCAGACAATAACGGAGAATACAACCGTTATAAGGGAAAAGGGGAATTTGGAGGTCGTTTCAGAACAACCGAACAGACCTCTGTTAAGGGAAGATGACAGAATACAGAGAAGACCGGAAATAACGGATAACGGACAGACGGAAATCAAGTTTTCGGACGAGGGGATAATACGTGCAATTACAAGACTGGGAGTGGTAACGGATAATATAGGACGTGATGTCATTTCCGCTTTAAGAGGACTTGAAAAAGGAACGGGTGAGGAAAACCAAAGAACCAGTATTACCCGTTACCTGGAAACTATTACAAATTCCGTATCTGTTATAGAAGACAGTGCAGAAAACATATTAGAAGAAATACAGAAAGCCGTTTCCGGTTCGGGTTTCGGAGGTGGAACGGGGACACCTGGCGGCATTGTACCACCTACCGGAAGTACAGGCGGAATAGGAGGAGGACTAAATATATTCGGAGGAGGATTAAAAGGAATATTGGGCGGCCTGGGAGGTTTAGCGGCATTCAATACCGCCAAAAACGTATTGTCCGAGAGATATTTCAGAAACCAGGAATTCGAGGCAAGGTCGCAATATCAAGGAACCGTGGAGACTGCCGCAAATTATACACGATTGCAAGCCGCTAACCAGGCAGACGCTTATAGATGGATTCCTTTAGTTGGAGATGTGATTGCAAAAAGTATAGAATTGCCAGCACAGCTTGCAGCAGAAAAGATGATGATGGCAACTTTCGGGAAATACGCGGAAGGCGAAAGACGTGTTATCCCGTATGCACAGGTTATGGGTGTATCAGCCGGGGAAGCGTTCAGACAAGCCGGAAGGGAAGGAAGTTATGCAGCCGAATCACTTGGTATGGATTACGCTTCATACCTTGGAAGACGTGCCGAATTGATACGTGCAGGAGGAGGACGTTTTGTCGGTGGCAATGAATACGACCCGTATGCGGTAAGGGAAACGCAGTCTGTAATGGCAGCAGAAAGACTGTTTGGATTGTCACCTAATGCGGTCAACCGTTTGCAGGGTGCAATGAGGTTCGGAGACCAGGATTCGGGTACCGGGGCTTCTGCGATTATCAGAGAGTTCGAGCAGGCAATGAAAAATTTAGGCATTCCGTTCGAGCAGATAGCATCTACAATGGAGGAAAGTTTAGATACTTTCATTACACAGTCGGACCAGATTCTTTCCAAACGTGGTGAGTTTGACGCAAAGGAGCTTGCAGCGATGTTCAGTGGAATACGCCAGGCAACCGGATTACAAGGAAGACAGCTTGAAAGGGTACAACAGGCATTTACCGGACAGGGGATGTCAAAAGATGAGGTGACAAATGCAATGCTTGTGCGGTCTATCCAGGAAGTAATGCCAGACAAGACTTCCTATTCGGAAATCCAGGAAGAACTGGAAAAGATACGTGCAGGAGCGGCAGACCCCGAAGTTATGGAAAACTTTTTGAATAGGGTTGTAGAACGTACTGGGGGAGGTTCTGAACAGTTACGTTTGGCAATGTCCGAAATATTCCCTAATTTGTCCTGGAATGACATTAATTCTACGATACAAAAGGATAGTGACCCGTCTAAGCTTGTAAGCAATCTGTTTGACTTGTATAAACAGGCAAGTCAAAGGATTAAGGAAACGCCCGCAGAAGCTTATGACAGGGGCGCAGCACGGAGGACTGTAGGTGCCGGGGAAACCATTTTGGCAGGTGATATGAATCGCCAGATGTCGGAAGGTGCAAAACAATTGAAAGAGATTGTTAGATTGTTGACTAATATTGACAATAATACGAAAGAAAAAGAGAAACCCGTAGAATCCGGTCCGGTTACGCGGTCTATGGTATCGGGTGGAGCAGGTCTTGTAAATGCGGAAAATGTTAGTTCGGGGGTTGAAGCTGGCAGAATGTTGTCACAATGGTTTAAGCGCGTTTTGGATGATTGGGCAAGGGAAAGAGTTGGTAATATGGCGGTTTCAGAAGCAAATAAAGTGATACAGCAAGAACGATGAAAGTAAATATATTTAACATACAGAGTTATAAGTACAACGTAGAACCCCAAACGTTTATAGACGATTGGCAAAAAGGACTGGGACCAGATACACCGGAAGCAAAGAAACTGTCGGTTCCGGAATTTATGGACGTGGTAAACGAGATTTCCAAAATTTCAAACCTGGATGCTATCTGGGCTACATACGACGATTGGGAGAAAGAGAAGTACAAGAACGAGTATTCAAACAAGAATTTGCCATATATCAAGCCGAACACTCCACTTTCTTTCCCTATAAAGGATTCTCCTTTGCTTATACAAAAAGCGTCAAAGAGCGACATGTTCATGAAGCAACGCGATTTTTCGGCTTATTGGTCTGAAAATTTGACAAAGCTTCTACAGGATAAGGAAGGATATGTAGCGGACAATGTGGTTGCACTGGATGAAGAAATGTCAGTAAGGACAAAAGTACAGCCTATAAACATTAAGGTGTGGATATACTGCAAGGCTATAAACAAGGTTGTGGATGTAAGTCAGTTTGTCAATACATGTTCTACCGATAAGGGGTTCAAGAATGGCACGTTTTCGATTAACATAACACCCTTTAAGGACGCCAATATGTCGAATGTGTATGGTGCAGGGTATTATGATATATTCCCGGTTGTAACACCGAAAGGATACGACTATAAATCCTATCTTGAAAAGGTAGTACAGATAAACGATATAGTGTTTATCCGGTTTGAGCGGTTGAGACTGGAAGGAAGTTCGGACAGTGAAAATGCCAATGATTTGTTTGTACCGTTGAACAAGCTTGCCAATAACGGTCCGGACTATAATGTTTGGGATATGATAGGTTTTGTGGACAGTGTAATGGAAACCTATTCTTCGGAAGACAATTCAAAGAGTACCGTCATAAGCGGACGCGATATTGCAAAAATGTTTGTGGAGGACGGAAGTTATTTCATACCTTTGGAAAATGTCAATGATACTGTACAGAACTGGTTATTAAGAAAAACAGGTGGTGTATGGAATGGACGTAATGTGTTCGGTGGTGAGTATCAATTTGTATGGAATTTGGGGTACAAAACGATAAATGAATGTATTTGGTTTATTATTAATATAATGTCTTCTATCGGATTGTGTAGTGATGAAGTTTTTTCTTCATGGGGTGACAAGCGGATAACGGCATACAGTATTCCGGGACAGCAGGACTTGAAGGTGAGGGGAATATGGCAGATTGTTAAGCTGCAAGTGTCTGGGGATATAATGGAAAGGATTGTGACAGATACAGGACTGGGGAACCCGAACGGAACACTGATGCAGTACATGGAACGCATTTGCCAATATCCGTTGACAGAATTTTTCTTTGACACCTATATAAACACGATTGATGTCATTGTAAGACAGCCACCGTTTACGGAGAAGGCAATAAAAGACGCTTTCAAGTCGGAAAACTATATTACGATAACACCGGATAATGTAATATCGTATAATTTGAGCTACGACCCACGGGTTTACACCTGGTTCCAGTTACACGCACAGAATGCGCAGGTAGGGGGACGTGATAAACCTGGGTTGGCCTTTGTTCCTATTGTGTACCTGGAAGAGTATGTGGAACGATGGGGTAACAGGAAAATGGATTTCGTGGATATGTACTGTATTCGCATGATACAGAACGGAGCGGAAAACCAGAAGATATTTTCTACCTACCAGGCAACAATGCTGAATGACTTGATTTATCTTGTCGAAAGCAACATGTATGTACCTTTTACCCGGTGCGGAACGATAGAAATAAACGGGGACAGACGCATAAAGGTGGGAACTTTCGTGCTGAACCAAAGTACGAACGAGTTTTTCTATGTGACGAACGTAACCAACACTATATCATTTAACCGTGACGGGGTGGACAGACGTACCGTTTTACAGGTGGAAAGAGGATTCTATGTACCTATACTTAAAGGAAATCTGATGGAAGCGGTAAAAAGAAACGACAATTCGGTTTCTGAAAAATCAGCGTCCGGATTTACACCCGATTATTTTAAGTTGGTGGATTTAAGCGGTTTGAGACAGAAGGCGAAGGAAGCGGAAAGCGGACAGATAACATCCTATGACAACCCGACGGTTGACAAGCAGCAGTTTGATTATTTTTTGAACAGGAAATATTTCGGAGGACTTGAATAATGGCAGGAGGAGCACCAAGAATAAGCAGTAACAATTTGCCGCCTATAATGAAGGGGTATATAATGATACCTACGGATGTAGGTAGGGAAGCGTATATAGATACGGTATTCAGAACGAATATAGTTGCCGTGATGATGGAAGGCGGTATATTCCGTAATGATGCACGTATTACCAACGAGGCCATCAATAACATATGGTTTCCCGAAAAACCGGGTGAGAAGGGGTGCCAGGTAATGATAGCGAGCAGCGATTTTTTAAATCAGCCTACAGTCATAGGCACCTTTATAGGCAATGATGAAGTTCCGGCATGGAGCGAGGATGTTATACGGATGAAAAAACAGGTGGAAGGAGTAACTATGTCTATGACGATAGACCCACGCAACCAGGAATGGAACATGAACCTTACTTCTATAGAGAAGCCCGTAAATTTTAACGTTACATTAGGAGGTAACGAAAAACATAAGATAAGATTGCAGAGTTCGGGGGAAGCCGAGATAGTGGCTTCCAAGAAGGTGAAGGTAACCGGATATAACGAAGTCATTGCGGAAGTCGTTAATGTGGTCGAGGACGTGAAAGAAAAGGATAAGGAGATAAGGCGTTTCGCTATGAACATGGAAGAGGCTAATTTTACGTGGAAGACCCAGGACAAGACAACCGTAATAAAGGCCGACCCCAACACTGTAGACGTTAATTTCCACGACGGGAAAAGCCATATAACAATGGATGAAAGCGGTGTAGTGCTGGGCTATGACAATGATGCGGAAATGATTCAGTTAACGCAGAACCTAATAAAGCTTATGACCGGACAGAAAGTCAATATAAACAATGCGAAGGAACCTCTAACACTGGCGAACACTTTGATACAGCTATTGAATAATGTGGAGAACCAGATAATGACGCTAAAGAACGCATGGCAAACAGCGCTTGCAAGTTCAGTAGCGATGGACGGGGGTAAAGCCGGATTCGGTGCCGGGGTCGGTGCGGTAGCGGCAGTTAACCCATTGCAGTTTGATGGAATAAAAAGCACGGTAACTTTTTCGGATTGATAATTATTTCGTATTTTTGAAAACGATAAGAAAAGATTATGGCAAACGTCGCGCAGGCAGCAATACAAAAAGCAGGGTCTTTGATAGAGACGGCTGGAAGAGCTATATTAGCATCTCAATTTCCGAACGATTTTGAGGTGTATCTTTGTACGCTTGAACTGGCAGATTCAAAGAACAATACGATAGATTTTTTCACATTCCCTATTACCCCGAATGCGATAAGCAAGACGGAAGCGAAGAGGGAAAATATAAGGAACACGGCAGGAGGAGTAACGGTATTGTCTTCTCCTACTTTTGTACCACAAGACATTACGATAAGAGGCGATTTCGGACGAACATTTAAATTGCTGTTGTCGCTTGGTGGCGGTGCGTCAAGTCTGGCAGGAGCGGCCTATAGTTTATCAGCTGGGAAATGGAGTTTGAGCGATATTTCGGGGAAAAATACGAACTCCTTAAAGTCGGCTTCGTTCGACCCGTCTGTCAAGAACGGATATGGATGTACGAAAATATTACAAGCTATCATATCAAAAAGTAATGGTGTGGATAAGGACGGTTTGCCATTTCGTCTTTACTTCTATAATATGGCTTTGGGTGAGAGTTATTTAGTGACTGTCCCTCCTACTGGATTGGTACTGAACCAAAGTTTACAGCGTAATATGATATGGGAATATTCGCTTACAATGACAGCGATAGCCCCTATAGAAGCGGTGGCAGGAGAACAGAAAGCAAAAACAGCACTTACTAAAATTTGTACGGCTGCTGCAATACAGAAAGGTGTAAATGATTTGGCGGCTTCTTTAGCAACATTATTATAAGAAAGGGGTGAAGGATGGACGTGGTAATGGAAACGGCATACGCCAAATTTAAGAATATAACCGGGTACGACATAAAGAAGTTCTTCCAGAGTTATGTGGACTTCTGCAACAATCATTATCCCTATATAGTGGACTATTACCAGGGAGGAGAGATAAACGCACAGTCATTCTACGAACTTGACAAGATGATAGCGCAAATCAATATCGTAGAGCCTATGTTTCAACTCCATGAAAACAAGTTGGACGATATTTCTATGTGGGAAATATTAGACAACTTTTCGGAAGTGGAAACAAAGATATTGACAATAAAAAATTCTGACAGATGGTTAAGAAGTGCAACGCTTGGAAGACAGAATACCCTACAGCTTGACAAGCAGCTAAGGACAGGAGAAACATTCGAGAATGTTGCGGAAGAAATTGCAATGACAGACCCAGAGGACGATTGGACTTCTATAACTACACCACAATACATCATAGAAGAAGATTATGAAGCAGGACGGGGAAGTAATACATTTGCCGTGAACCTTCGGAATGTCGGTGTGAATTATGTGGATAATGTGGTAGATACGCTTGTAGGGGAGAATGTGTTAGGCAAAGACATAGATACCGAATTCGAGTTTAAGAATGACGATTTGAAGGTGAAGAAATTCGGTAGTTCTATGGACCAGGCGTTAAAAATCATATTGGAGGCTCTGAAAGGCTGTATTCCGGAATTTAAGGATTATGGTTTGCCATCTGATTTTATCGGACAGACAACGAACGCAATACAATATCCGGTGATATTCAAGGCCCTTATGAACATGTTTCAGAGGGATAACCGATGGGCAAGTGCGGAGCTTCTGGACTTGGTAAAAAAAGAAGACGCGGTATTTATGAAGGTAAAGGCCACAACCGTAACGAGAGAAGATTTTGTTATTAATGTTCCTATTTAAATATATTTACAATGATTACTAAAACAGCGAATACGATTGCAAATTTAAAGAATTTGTGGATTGAAATGTTTTTAAACAAGACCGACCGCGTTTCAAACATTGCGGACGGTTCTGTACTTAATGGCGTCGCTTATGGTACCGCAAAAGTGGCGCAAAAAGCGATAAAGGATATTGCCATAGTGGAGGCGCAGATTTTTCCCAAGTCGGCAACAGGCGATTATCTGGACAAATCGGCCGCGTTGTTTGGTGTAAGTCCGAGAAAAGAAGCACTTGGTTCCTCTACTTATGTACGTGTTTTTGCCGAGCCTGGCACGCATTATGAGGTAGGAACAAAGTTTATTTCAAAGAACGGAGTGCAATTTACTGTAGACCAACCTTTTACGGTTGATAAGTCGGGATATGGATATATCAGTGTAAGAAGCGTTATCACTGGGTCTGCTACCAATGTGGAGGCAAACAGCATTACGGAAGTATCGCCAAGACCATTGACACATATAGAGTGCACGAATGAATATGCGGCTATCGGTGGACGTGATTATGAGGACGACGAGACATTCAGAAACAGAATAATAAATTATAATAACAAGCTTTCCACTGACACTATGGAAGGCTGGACGCAAATATTCCAGGATTTAGACCCGCGCATTTTAAAGGTAATGAATGTTGGGCTGGGTGAGGACGGAAAGACACACATTTACCTTGTAACCCAAAACGGGTCTTTCTTTACGGATGATGAATTGGAAGAATTGCTTACAAAAGCTACACCCTATTTCGGACTGACCGAACTTGACTTGCAAGGGAATACGCTTGGAATTGTGATAGAAAATGCAAAATGGATGTATGTAGGCGGTGAAGAGGGGGTGGATTTCCGTGTGGAATTGTCGCCTAATGCAGTGATTGCGGATGTAAGAAAAAATATCCAGATTGCAATGACGAAGTATCTGGATTTCCGTTTCTGGGAAGCAGGCAAAAAGGTAGAATGGGATGATTTGCTGGAAGTGGTGAAGACTGCGGAAGGCGTTAAGTATGTACCGGACGAATATTTCTTTCCCTATTTTGACGAAGAGGTGCCTTTGAACATGTTGCCGCGTATCAAGGGATTCAGAATGCGAGACTTGGAAGGGAATATTCTGTATGATTCGGGCAGCAGTTTGTCCAATATTTTTTATCCGGCAGGAGAAAGCGACATATATAAAGGTTCTCAATCGGTTATAGCGTCACAGAAATATTTGTGTTCATTTACCGTAACCAATACCAAGAATGTAGCCGTACCGGGCGCATATATAACAATAGGAAACAAGGTAATCATTACGGACAGTAACGGTACGGCAAACATTCTTTTGGAGAACGGGGAATACACATACATATTGTCAAAAACGAACTGGACACAGAAGACAGGGGAATTTGTCGTTCTGAACAACCCTATTTACATAAATATAAATGATTTCATTGCGACGCCTTATCCGGTTACGTTTACCGTATATGAGGGTGAAGCGCCTTTGCAGGGGGTAACTGTGACAACAAGCGTTTACACGTCAGAAACGGACGATAATGGACAGGCGGTCATTAATTTGGAGCCGGGAACCTATGAATACAAGCTTGAAAAATCGGGTTTCCAGACCATAGAAAGTGTATTTACGGTCGAAAATCAGCCAGTAGATATATTTCAAAGAATGTTCCTTACAAAAATGAATGTAAATTTTGCTGTAATTGACAGAAACAGAAGTATTTATATTCCGGAAGCAAACATCATAATAAATGATATAAAGGAAAAGACGGATAATGAAGGGCAGGCAAGCATGGGGCTGCAAACCGGGAAATATGAAATGAGGGTTGCAAAAGAAGACTATCAAGACCTTGTAAAGGAAATTGAGATTGTTGGGGAAGACCCTAATTGTATTCTTGTCGAAATGACGGCTATTCCGTATGCGATAAAGTTTACGGTGCTGGATTCCGCTACCCACATGGTTCTGGAAGGAGCGACGATAAAGATAAATGGTTCTACTTATCTGACCGATAAGGAAGGTATAGCGATTATAAGCTTGCCGAACGGAACCTATGAATATACGGCTTTCAAGTCCGGTTATATGTCCGTTAATGATTTTGTAGTGGTTGAAGGTTCGGAAGTTTCTAAAATTGTGGAATTGGAACAGGCTTTCTATACATTCCGCTTGACTGTACGGGACATTGAAAACGGTAACTATATCCAGGGTGCAGAATTGCAGATAAACGGAGAGACGCGTGTAACGAACGTTAACGGTGTTGTAAGCGTGACACTTGGAAACGGTGACTATGAATATACGGTAACGCACAGAAACTATAAGAGATATACCGGAACTGTGACTATCAAAGACCAGGACGTACCGGAAACAATTTACTTGGAATTGAGAGATACGGTAATAACATACACTGCAACGGACGCGATAACGAAGGCTCCTATTTCTGGCGTATATATCGAATTGATAAACAAGGGAACTGGAATTAAGGTGGATTCCGGTTACACGAATGATATAGGTGTATTGCAGCTTGGAGCGGAAGCAGGGGAATATACTTGGAATGCGACACACAGATATTATGATGCGGTAGAAAACCAGTCGATAACGCTTGAAAAATTGAAGGATATAGACCTTCCCTTTACTATGACAAGAAGGGAAATCGAACCGGAAGTTGACGTAATAGAGAATATTCCCGGTGTGTCCGGTGATGCTACTACAGTAAGGTTCAGTGGTGAAAATACAGCCGAGACGTTATCCAATGACAGTTATTATTACATAGTTCATACACCGGAAAACTTCGTTGTTCCTAACAAAGGAGTGACGTTTGATTTGATGGAACATGTAAAAACTTTTCGACGTGCAGAAATTGGCGGTGAGGACGAGCCATATGATTTTGCAAGCGGAGGTGCAGAATTGGTATTCAACGTGTCAAATGACGAAATAGCTTCTTTGGAAGGTACGATGTTGACAGTGCAGCCGAATGTGACACGTGATGCACAGCCGAGAACTTTCTATGTGGATGTGACGATAACGACTCCGGTAAGCCAAGTAACTGTAAAGATAACTGCCGAACAGAAAGCCGCTCTGAACTTCAATCCGGTTAAGGCTGGAATTGTTGTTTCAGTAAAGAACATGTTCAACGATAATGTACGAGAATATACGACGAATGCAGCAGGAAAGATATTTCCGGAAGTAATGCCGGGTATTGATTATCAGTTGACAATAAAAGAGAAAGGTTTCTATGAGAATGAAGGTCTGCTAATCAAGAACTGGGGCTTTGGTGCGAGTGTACCTACACTGATGGAAATTACATGCTCGAAGAAGGCAGAATTACGGGTGAAGCAGCAGAACACGTTAAGACCGCTTGAAAATGCGACTATAAAGGTGTCCGGAATGTCTTTGCCTCAAACTGTGACATCCGGAAGTGATGGTTCGGCAAGAGTGTACATTTCACCTATTGCAATGAGCTATGAGTGTACAGTAACAGACCATACGAAAAAGACCGGAACATTCACACCCCCGTTGTCGGCTGATTATATGGATATAATCATGGGTTATGCTGCAATGACATTCAGTCTGACATTGACAGCAAGTAACCCCTATTCCAAGGCGGCAGAAAGTTGTCCAGTAACGGTTACGAGTGCATGGGGTGGAACATCTTCACAATCATATAGTTTTTCTGGAACAACGGATGCAAGCGGACAATTGACATCACAAGGAAATGGAAATTTCAATATACCGCCTGGAAATTATACGATAACCTATGGAGGTGGAAACAGTAATTTCGACGGTAAGACAGAAAATATCTATCTGCCTACGGACAAGACGCATTCAGCAGTATTAACAAGAAGAACGAAATCAGTCACATTCACGGTAAAAGAAATAATACCCTCTATTTCGACTACAGTATCCAATCCGGTAAAAACAGGTCTCGTGCTTGCATGCTATTACAATGACAACGGTACATCTTCCGGTGCGAATGTAACGACGAATGCAAGCGGCCAATTTACAAAAACAGTGTATGCAGGAATTGCAGAACGTTTCCAGGTGCAACCAATAGGATTCTATTCCGGAAACGGTGCAATAGCTACAGTCAATTATAAAGATGCAAACACAAAAGACCTTGTATATACATGCTCGAAGAGAATTCCGGTATATATCACCTCTAATTTATATGGCGAGTTAAGCGGTGCATCAGTAACATTCAGTGGGATGTCCGTCAATCAGACAGGAACGACGAATACAGATGGAATAGTGCAAATGTACATTTCTCCGGTAAATATGTCTTACAGTGTAAGCAAGCAGTATTACAACACAAAGACTGGGAATTTCAAACCTACTGGAACAGAAACAAGAATGGATATTGAATTGGAGGCAAAGGAATATCCAGTCACTTTCCATGTGTCAACGCAGGGAGTTTTGCCACCGGATGGAATTTTGGTACGTGTGACAAACAATGTATTGCCGAATATTGTGTTTGAGGGTGAGACGAACGCGGAAGGAACGATAGTCATGCCGAATGTTCCGGTAGGAGAATACACCTACGAGGTTCTTGCAGGCGAGGTTTCATCCGATACGTTCTCACATCCCCAAAGTGAAAGTGGTACAGTGTTGGATGTAGAAGTGCAATATGAATTGATTAATGCAGGTATTCAGGTTTCGGAGGTGTACGGTACGGCAGGAAGGGCGTATTTATCAAATCAAACCATTACAATGACATCCAAGGCAGGAACGATAAAACTTACTTTGGACGAGAACGGTTATACCAACCAGTTATTGATAAAAAATCTGGAATACACGTTCACGACTGATTCATACCCAAGCTTTTACAGCAATCCGACACAATCCTATACATGGACGGAAGACGGTGTGATATGGCCGTTTGATTTGAACGTGACCTCAAAGATAACGGTTAATGTAAAGGATGTATATGCGAAAAACAATATCCAAGGAGTAACGGTAACTTACAACGAACAGATAGTGACGACAGATGCAAGCGGAAACGCTTCATTGTTCCGGTCAGCATTGGAAAAGGATTATTCTTTGGACAAGGAGGATTACAGCACGGTAAACGGAACCATTGCTCCTACTACAGCTTCACCGCTTAATGTTACGATGCTAAGAAATAAGCATGTAGTGACAGTACAGCAATATGAAGTGATACCGGGTGGTGCAAGTGTAATTTTGGATGGTGGGTATAATTTTACATTAAGTTACACGTCGGCAGCAGGTAATGGAACGATTACGAGCGGAACAAATACATTTGAGGCGTATTTAGGTATTCCGATTACATTTGCAGTAATTGCAGAAAATAGAAGGGTATTTTATAGTAATCCAACTCAAACACATACATTTACAACGGCAGGTGAAGTATGGAACATGAATCTCACTTGTGCGAAACAGATAACTGTAAATGTGAAAGATAATGTACCAGGGCAAAACATTCAAGGTGCAACAGTAAATTATTTTACTCAGACAAAAACGACGGATGCAAGCGGAAACGCAGTGTTCTACTGGAGCGGTTCAGACCCTCGTAATATATCGGTGAGTGCTGCAAATCTTGAATCTTATACAGGTCAGATAAGGTTCGATTCTACTTCACCGTTCAATATCGTAATGACACGTGCCGCTAATCCGGTTACACTTGTAGTAAGAGAAATAACGCCAGCACAGACAACTTATTATCAGAACTTACAGATAAAATACACAGCAGGAAGTGCGACCGGAACACTTACAACGAATGCAAGCGGTGCAGTGACATTCAATGGATATATAGGTACGGAAATGACGTTTACGGTAGTAGGACATCCGGAATTCTACAGCAATCCGACCCAAACTCATACCTATACAGCCGCCAATCAGTCATGGACTATGGATTTGACTGTAACGGCAAAGATAACGATTAATGTTAAATCGAACGTGCCAAGCGGAACAAATTTGAGTGGTGCCACTGTATCATATTTTCATCAGACAGGAACGACGGATAGTAGTGGTAACATATCGTTATATAGAAGTTCTGTAACAAGAAATGTAGATATTACAGCGACATATCACGGTAATTATAGAGGCAGTATAACGTCAGACACCGCATCTCCGTTCAATGTGGTAATGACACGTTCAACCGCTACAGTAAGTCTTACAGTAAACGAAACATATACAGGTGGAGGAACTTTTACATATTCTTCCATGAAAATGAATTTCAGTCCGGCAGCTTCTACAAGTCCGTTGACACTTGATACAAACGGTAATGTGTCTTTTGTATGCTATTTAGGCACGCCAGTGACATTCACCCCGGCAACAAGAGCCAATTATTACAGTAATGCAAGTCAAGCATTAACTTATACGGCAGCAGGTCAAGCTAAAACTATTAGTCTGAATTGTAACCAAAAGATAGTGATTAATACAGTAGCGAATATTTACAATACAGCCCCTGGGCTTGCTGGAACGATTACCTACTTCGGTCAGACACTCCCATCCGGAGGAAGTTTCTATAGAAGTGGATTAGACAGACAAATGACAGCTACAGCACAGTATTTCAACAATTATGTAGGAACAGTGACCGCCACACAGACATCACCCTATACAGTGACGATGAACAGAACGACGCGAACGGTTACACTGACAGTCGTTGAGAAAGTTCCAAACATCACAGCAACCCATCCGTTAGGTAGTGCAGTGATAGTCAGAAGTGTACCTACAGGCTCGAATGCCCCGGCAGGAGAAATAACATTGGACGCGAGCGGAAAGAAAACAAACACCGTATATGCCGGAATAGACTACACCTACACACCGAAAAACTATGCAAGTTACTACAGTAATGCAAGCCAATGGCATTTATGGGCAAATGAAGGTGAGACATGGACTATGACACTCAATATAACCGCACGTCTGACATTCAATATAAAGAGTTCTAATTATGGAACGAATATAAGTGGTGTGTCAGCTTCCTATTTCGGACAGACCGGAACGACAGACAGTAGCGGTAACTGGACTGCATACAGGAGTGGTATCGGAAGAAGCTACTCATTCTCAAAAACGAATTATAATTCGTTATCCGGTACATTATCAGCAGGACAGGCAAGCCCATACAGTCTGAAAATGAGTGAGACAAGTTCTTCTATCACAATAACGATGAAGGACTATTATCAGAGTGCAGTAAAAGGGAATGCGAATGGATGTCCGGTAACGTTGACGAACAAGAGCCTTTCTTCTGTTACATTTTCCGGAACGACGAACAGCAGCGGTCAAGTGTCATTCGGTCCAATGATAGCAGGTTCATATACATTGTCGTGGGGTGGAGGAACAAGTTATTGGGTAAATGGAAGTACGACGATAACAATGCCTACAGCAACGACTACACAGAATGCTGTAAGATTGACGAAAAGTGTAGGTACATATTTTAGATTGAAAATACCTCTTTCAACGCCAGTATTAGGATATTGGGGAACTGCTAATTTGGTAAAGCCAACATTCACGACAGCAGGAGTAGCAACAACCGTATCATTAACAGCTAATCAAGTAGTGTATTACTTGGCTACATATACATGGATAGCAGGTATTACGACAACAATAACGGCAAAATTGGCGAATTATTTTGTGACTGGCACAACGACAACCGAAACACCGTATTCCATCACTCCTAATTATAATTTCAGTAATATAGGACATAATAGTGATGCTACAGCATTTATGTCTACAGCAATAAAGAGTATTGTAGTGACTGTACAGAATAGCTATACAAATGCGGCTGTAAGTGGAGCTACAATAAATATGTATGGTATTAATGGTAGTTATCAGACTTCCGGTGAATTAGGTGCAGGATATGCGACACAGACAGTAACGACAAACAGTGCTGGACAAGCGACCGTATACATATCCGGTCTGACAAACAGATACGTAGTAAGTGCATCAAGATACGACACGTTGAATACGACGAATACGAATACGTCCAACTTTACACTTAAGTTGGTACCAAGTAACGCAATAATAACGATAACGGTAAAAGATGCGAATACAGGAATAAGTGTAGGAAGTGGATGTGTGGTAAAACTGTCAAGCAACAACAGCAGCACTGCATATAGCGGCACTACAAATACGAGCGGACAGGTGGTACTGACAATAAAGCCGGGCAATTACTGGTGGGAAGCAGGAGGTAGCACGACCTGGGGAGGAAACGGAACAGGAGACTGGAACTATCCGAACCGTTCCACCACTGCAATCTCCCTAATCAAAGACCAATCCATAACAATAGAGGCTCTAAAGGTAGGGGTGTGGATAAACAATTATCAAACTTTGGATAAGCAAGAAAATGACTACACATCAGCAGGCAGATTTTATTCGGGTGTAAATACAAGCGTTACCGAATATAAAAATAAACTATTCAACACAACGGCTTCGGTTATAACAACTGATAAAGGGTATTCAGCAGCTTTAACTGCTTATCAAGAAGATGTGTCAAATTTTACTTTAGTATTATCGTCAGATGATAAATTAATTATAGACAATCTGGACAACGAAATTGAACCCGTAGATTATAACCCCTTAGTCTGGAGTGTTAAAATAGCAGGTAAGGCTTATTATACAAGTAATGAAAGAAATTTATTTTCCATTACAAACATTTCTTGCAATGGTTCTGCAAAAAGATTTACGATTTCATCGGCATTTGTAAATTCATTATTTTCAAGTAATGTTAAATTTAAAATGCCGAAAGAAGTTGCTTATTTAGATATGATAGGGTCGACAAACAGTATTTTAGGAGTGAGATGGTTAAATAAAGTCACGATGAAAAATATGGTTATGGAACTCGGATTTTATGAAGATTCCTTGTCATGTGTTTTATTAACCACCAATTTTACAACTACTTTAAACATAAGAGGTGTAGAGTACGGTAACATTATAATATCTTATTCTTATTTAGACATTACCGACCGTATATCTTTACCAACAACAGCATCAATATTGCAATATAAAGAAGTTGGATTATTTAAATATGAGAACTTAAATAAAATGTTTTTAGCAACATTAAAAACAAATGATAATGATAATGTATTTTATGCTATTATTGTTATCGCCAAATTTAAATCATTAACTTACAACGAGTTTTTTGCCTTATCAAATTATTTTGTATATAACAACATTCCTAATTCTATACAAAATAAAATTTGTGCAAATGCGTGGGCTTCATCCGATTTAACATTCTTCTTTTATTCCAAAAAGAACACTGATTGGAAGTTAGGATATGGGAAGGGGTTAGGAACCGTAAGAGGAGACAGCGCGTTATTAACATACGTTAATGGATGGGACACCGTTAACCCCTATTACGAAGATGATGCTTCAACACTTGATTTAAGAAATGCAGTTGCAAATTTATATGTACAAGATATGATATTTAACCAAGCATCAAATAAAGTTATGATATTGTGTAATGACAGTATTGGAAGCTGGGGATATAATGCAGAAATTTCAAGTAACAATATATTCCCCAATACTCAGACCAATGTTATTTTATTCTTTATGTATAATGGTAAAAAATGGATTCAGATAAATACAAATACAGTAGACCCCTACGGATTTATAAACACTTACAATTCTTCTGTAACTTCAAAAGGAGAAGAATATAGACCGGATTTTAATTGTTATAGAGATGGTTATATTTGGTGTATATCTTATACTTATCCGTCTAATTCAGTAGGAGGTACAAAATCATATTATACAACAATGTCTTGGTAGTTAAACATTTAGGTAACTATATACCGTTTACATCAAGAACGTTTAGGTATATAGTTACCTTTATTTATTCTCCAAAACTCAAATTATATCTATATGCGTTAAACGGTTCATTCCCTCCAGGATACATGAAGTTAATTTCTCCATTTACAAAATTGATTAAAGGTTTGTAAATATTACCTTTACCTCCAGATGTAGAGTTGCTATAATCATTCCAAAGTGCATCTCCTCCTATATAAGAACTATTTAATCTGACAAATTTTTTCTGATTTTCCACCCAAATAAAATAAAGTATTATATCTGGTTGAATACCTTCTGCATAACCATATGTAATATTTGATTCTGTAAATGCACCTTTTGAAGAATTTCCAAAAACCATTATTTTATTAGATTTGCTATTGAATTGAACATCTAATATATAATAGTTCTGACAAGCATTTAAGATATCCGCACCTCCTCCTTCCATTTCGTAAGAAACTCCAGTCCAGCCATTTTCTCCAAAAAGAGCTGATGACCCTTTTATAGTATGCAATCCTTTGGAAAACCCTTGATAATTAGCTCCGCTTAATGATATATAGAATAACCATTTCAAATCCGGTGAAACCCAATAATCACCACCTATTACAGAAGTAATTGCAGACGGGATATTGTAATGACAACTCCAAGAACTAACTGACACTAAATTATTCCCATACTGTCCTACAAGACCTTTCCATATTCCGTAATAAAATTTAGCATGAGTATCTCCATATGACCTATCTTGTGACTTTACCAATATGATTACTCTTTCATTATCACTTGCCAATACCAGCCACCCCATATGCTCCACTCTACCTTCATTTGAGTAAGGATAACCGGGCAAATCTAAATAACTAATCGAATATTTATGTTCATATCCCGTTGGATACGCTTCAACTCTTACTATAAAAAAATAGGAGTTTCCTTCATTTCCAATAGCATAAGAATATATTTTTCCTCTTGAAGAATATATTATACTAATAACAGAAGCATATTTTCTTACAGAGTAATTATTAAAATATTTATACTGGTCGCTTATTGAATTGGTAGTATTAAACCAAGATGATTCATGAAGCGACCACTCAGTAACAGACGTATTAAATCTAAAAATTTGATTTACTCTCCAATATATTACAGAATTAATTAAAAAATATATAGATGTAATTACAGAATCTTTTCCACTGATATAATATTGGGGAGAACTTACTGACACACCTAAAAAATTTGCATCATATAGTAAATAGGATGAAGTATCACTATCCCATATATTAACATCATTAGTTTTATATAATTTGGATACACAATGATATTTAAAACTACTGGCATATACATAAACAGAATGTCCAACCATCTCACTATATGGTCTACCATCACTTAGACTGTAATGTACCGGATATACAACACCAAAAGAGTTACTGATAGCATACAACTTACTTTCTTCACTTGGTAAATTTACAATACCCGTATAAGCTCCTTTATATGGTTTATAATAATCATTTATATACGAAGAATATTGTTCCACTCTTCTATTGCTCACCCACACCCCTACCTTTAGAGCCTCTATTGTTATGGATTGGTCTTTGATTAGGGAGATTGCAGTGGTGGAACGGTTCTACAGTATTTTTCGTCGTGTTTGTTTTCGTAATATCCAAAATTAATCGTATTTTTACCGTGCAATTAATTGTAGTTCAACATGGAAGTAAAACAGAAGAAAGAAAACCCGTGTGGGGGATTATTTTTACCCCAGTCCACACCTATATATGATAATTTGCCTTTCAGTCGTTTTTTTGAAGAAAACGATAAGGAAGTGATACGGTGGGCAGAAAACGTGCTTGAAAAACTGGAAGGAAGGGGAATTTTGCCCACATTCCTAAAAAAGAAAGAGAACGAGGATTTCCGTGCCTTTTGGGGAACCATAACTCATATATTCGCTTTGATAGTATTGTATGCAAGACAATACAAAAAGATAGACACGAATCAGATTTTGTTCGAGATATTTATTCAGAACAGAGGTCTTGTTACTAACATGGTGGACAGCCAGGAACAGATGAAATACCTATTCTATAATTACCTGGAAGAATATTCAAAGCGTGGAAGACTTGACATCATAAGCAAGGAAGGCGAGATATTGGGAGAATTGTTGCGACTGATAAGATACAATTCGTTGGACGAGTTTATATTTGCCTTGTTGAGACCGGAAGCTACGGGGTGGGCGATGGGACATAGTTCGCCTACATGTGACCGGACGAATACGGTAATGAATGTATCAAAAGCGTATGAATATACAAAAGGAGTAGAGGATTTGAATAATTATCCTCTATTGATACCGGAAAGTATAAGTATAACGCAGGACGAAAACGGGAATGATGGAGAGATATTCAACGCTATGACATTTTTTGGCAACCAAGCCGTGGGTATAGACGGAAGGGTGGATTTGGACAAGCTTATAATTATAGACCCGAACCTATCCTATGAAATATCATTGCAAGTAAAGGTGTCGGCTACAGACAATGAAAACCTAAAGTTTGGAGTAGCAGGCTATGAAACGGTAGATGGCGAGCCATTGCCTATGGGGATATTGGAAAACGGACAGATAACCGGAAGCTCTCTATGGTTCCACGAAAACGAATATTTAGACATAAAGAATGACGGCATATATTACTATATAAAAGGAATATTGTTGTCAACGAACGAGAAGTTTTTGAACGCACCTACGCTTAATTTCCCGTCCGGACGTGCTTTGTCGATAATGCCGGGAATGAAGTATATCGCACCTATATTTATCCAGGAAAGAACGGTCGGAAACTACCCGTATGTATATATATACGATTTTCATGTGAAACCCTTATATCTGCCGTTTTCACAAGGATATTTGGGTGAACGTGACATTATAGCCGCCTACTATAAAAACAATGCATATCAGAGACAATTCACTGTAGAGACATTCCTAAAAAATTACCTTGTTGGATATAAGAACATATTCGGCAGTGAATTGATACGTCCTTATGTAGGAGAGGAAGAATATCAGATATTGTTCAAGGTATTTTCAAACCGGAATAAGTATATACCCAATGCGAAGATAACGGTAAACGGGGAAGAACTGATAACGGATGTTAACGGTGAGGCGAAGATAACGTTACCGCGCGGACAATGGTATTACGAGGTGGAAGCAGAAAACTTTGAAAGCGTGGAAAACACCCTATTGGTGGACAAGGACGCTGTAGAATATGTACAATTAATGGGAGCCGCCTATGAACGGGTGGTTACGTTCTTTGTGCGCGACAAGGAGACAAAAGACTGGATGCAGAATGTGAAAGTGTCCTTTGCAGGAAAGGTGCAATATACCGGAAGCAACGGTATAGTGACATTTGAGGTATTCCCCGGTATATATGAATATGTGGCAGAATACGAGGACTATTATACGGTGAGAAGAAATGCCGAAATAGTGGATTCTACCAACATAGAAATCGAGATGGAAAAGATACCTTACTATAACGTGACTTTCCGTATAAGGAACGGTGTGGAACCAGTATCGGGTGCATCCGTATTGGTGACGGGTGAGGGAATTCCTAACCAGACCGGAAGCTCTAATGCGCAGGGACTTGCAACCGGGTTTATATATCCGGCAGGAACGTATCATTACAAGGTGGTAAAAGAAGAATATGTGACGGTGGAAAACGATTTCACGATATACGACAATGCCGTTATTGACGTGCAGTTCCATCCTATACCGAAATATAAGATAAATTTTATTGTGAGAAGCAACGGCTTGCCAGTGTCAAAGGCAGACGTGACGTTCAACGGCACGACACTGCAAACGGCAAGTAATGGAGTTGTGACGTTCGTAGACATAGCAGGGGAATATAACTGGAAGGTGACAAAGACCGAATTCTATGCAAAGGACGGTACCGTAGAAGTTATCGACCAGGACGTGACGATAGAAGTTGACTTGGTGCAGATGGGTTACTTGATTGACTTCTATGTGACGGACGAGGACAACACTCCATTAGATGATGCTTTGGTAACGATAGGAACGGAAGCGATAAGCACGAGTGGAGGACAGGCGCAGTTTGTCCGGATATCGGGCGGCTATAACTGGACTGTACAGAAAGAAGGATATTATACCAAGCAGGGTGTAGTGACGGTGAATGGGGAGAACAAGCGCGTGGACGTGCAATTGAAGCTTGTCACCTATGACATCATCTTTACAGTGAGAATGAACAACCAGCCAGTAAGGAACCAGCCCGTTGTGCTTGGAGTTGGGGAAGGAGAGCAGACAGTCAATACGGATGCAAGCGGCAACGCGGTATTCAACCGTGTACCGGGCAGTTACCCGTGGAGTGTAAATAAAGAGGGGTACGAACCGAGAACCGGAACGGCAGTTTTGATAAACCAGCCTTTAGCCATAACGGTAGACCTTGTTAAGCAGACCGGAAAACTGACGGTAAAAGTTCTTGACGTAGAGACAGAACAGCCTATACAGAATGCAGTGGTGACGATAAACGGGGAGACGAGATATTCCAACAATAACGGTATTGCGGCAAGTTGGACGTTAGAACTTGGTGTATGGGAATGGAGTGCCTCACAGCAAGACTATAACCCGGCAAAGGGTAATGTCAACATAAAGGCAGGAGAAAACGAGTACACCATAAAAATGAGCGAGAAGTCCGCGGTTCCGTTCAACGTGACATTCAACGCTTCGATAGGGGCTGTCCAGGCTTCGGGAGCCAAAATAAACATTGTGGGACAGACCGAAGAACTCATAACAAATGAGCTTGGTTTGGTATCTACACAATTGTTTTCGGGCACATACGACTATGTGGCAACTTATCCCTATTGTTATGATGTGGTGAACTCGTTTACTGTGTACAATTCGGACACCCGTGTTCCTATCAACTTTACCGTAAAGAGGGTGAATGTGAGAATACAGGTTGTTAATGGTAGCAATATAGGTATAAGCGGTGCACAGGTGACGTTTAACGGAATGACACAGTATTCCGATGGGCAGGGATATACAACCTTCAATGTGGAGGCAGGAAGTTCCGGTACGGCTACGGCAAGCAAGTTGCCTCAATACAACGAGAACAGCACCTATGTGACTGTAGGAGAATACGATACAAGTGCGACGATAGTTCTTGGCGTAAATACCTATAAAGTTATTTTCGATGTGGTGGACGAGAAAGGGATATCCATAAGAGGGGTACGTATTGTATGCGGAGGTACGGCAAAGAACACGGATGGAGCCGGGCGTGCGGTATTCGGAACATACGTGCCGCCTCAGACATTAAGCTGGCAAGCGTCAAAAGCCGGATATCAGAGCCAGAACGGTTCTGTAAGCATAAACAATAGCGACGAATATGTTAACGTCGTAATGACGCGCAACAAATGCCAGGTTACATATAACGTGCGTACAAAGAGCGGTTCTCCTATTTCGGGCGTGACAGTGGAAGACAACATAAGTTCGGGCGTGACAAGTTCGAGTGGTACCGTATCATGGATGGTTCCGTGTAACGATACTTATGCGTGGGTGGCAACAAGTCAGAATTACTTTACGGAGAGCGGAAGTTATACGGTAGGACCGGAAGAGTTCAGCAAGACGATTGATATAATAATGGAAGACGGTGCGGTACTGGAAGTAAGGGTGTCAAATGGCACGAACATAGTGTTGCCCGTACTTAATACCTCCTCTACCGGGCTGAATAATCTTCGTGTTAAATGGGGAGATGGAGACCAGACATTAGGAACAAGTTCGCACACCTACAGTTCCGGAGGAACAAAGATAATATTGTTCGATTTTAATGGGATGTCTGCCAATTTATCATGGAGTGCAAATGGATTTTCAAGTTTTCAGAATTGTTTGACGAGAGTAATCAAGTGGTTTACTGAGGATGTGAGAACGTCATGGGGAAAGGGAGCCTTCCAGGATTGCAGCAGTCTTGAATCGGTTGTAAGCTGGACCACAAGTCTTATGAGCGGTTCGGCAGATTCGTTCTTTTATGGATGTAGTAGTCTGAGAAGTGTTCCGTCTGGATTGTTTGAATTTATAACAAGCGGTACGTTCGTGAGCACGTATAGAAACAGTGGATTGAGCGGTTCGGTGAACTTGTCAAGCGTGCTTGGAGGAAACTCGATAAGTGATTACTCCTATTGTTTCTATGGATGCAGTAATATTTCCTCTGTGAGTGGACAGTTAAGGACGTCAAGCAACAAAACATCCTTGAATTATATGTTTACTGGATGTACGGGAATGTCAAGCATAAGCAACGACATTGGAGCGACAAATATAAACACATGTATCTACATGTTTTCTCGTTGTTCTAATTTACAGTCACCGTGCAGGATATCGTTTAAATATCTTTCTGGAGAGACGATAAACGCATACGGTTTTTGTAATCTTTCGGGTGTATCGTCATTGCCGAGCAATCTGTTTTCGGGAACTGTGGGTGAGTTGTCGCTGGCACAGGCATTCTATCAATGTACAAATTTGACGAGTATAAGTTCGGGGGCATTTAATTATTCAACAAACGGAGGAACGAGATGCGACGAGATGTTCTACGGTTGTACAAGTCTGTTGAATGTAAGCGGTGTGACAATTCCGGATATCAGAAGCGCGTCCGGCATGTTCCAGAACAGTGGTTTAACTACCATAACATCATCCTTGTTTTCCGATTCTTCACAATGCAGCACTTATGCACATTGTTTTGCCGGGTGCAGGAATTTGAGGACAGCAGGTTCGCAGGTCAGTCCTATCACACCGCCCGAACATTCGGTGACAGTGAATATCAATAGCATGTTTGAAGGGTGCAGCAATTTACAATCGGCAGAATATGCTTTCGGTGATGTAACCGTGAATAAACCTGGACCTACGGGAACTGATAATAGTTATATAGAATCGGGGGTACTAAAACATATGAATAGTTGCACGGACGCATTCAGCGGTTGTTCAAGTATGACAGCCCAGCCAAGATGGGAATGTATAGTAGCCGGAGTAAAATTGCCGTCAGCTTATATGCCTCTGTTTTATTATTTTAAGAGAATATTCCAACCATATCAATTCGGTTTCCCGGATGTTGACAGTATATCCAAAAGCGGATGTTTCAGAGGATGTACAAAGATGAATGGTTACGACCAATATATTAGTGCTTATCCAGAATGGTTCTAATTTTTGTAAATAAAATTTATTGATATATGGCACAGATAAATGTTAACAGAAACACTTTCTTAGAGAAAGAAGAGGTGATGAACATGCAGTCTTTCTTGCAAAACTCTCTATTAGGAAAGATTCTTATTGCCGGAAGCTATACGTTCGGCATAGTGACAAACAACCCTACAAAATTCAAGTCCGACTTTGAGACTGTGGACACTTTTATAGACAATAAGGCGTTTGAGGTCCAGCAGGGAACACAGGGGGGAACGGTGAAGATATTGCCGGGTATGGCGGTAAATTCATTAGGACAGGTAATAAATATTGCCAACATATACGATAATTTTGCTATTCCGGCAGACAGCGTGTATTACTGGCTAAAAATCGGGTATTCGACAAAGAATTACGAAAACGGATATGTGAGTATCAACCAGAAAGGTGTAGTGACCGGAACCGTGGATTTTTCCGGCAAGGTAAGAGGACAGGCAGGGAAAACCCCGGTAGCGATAAAGTTCTTGAAAGACGACGGTTCACAGCCCCTAAATAATGGCGTATATGAGATAGTCAATATAATAGACAACAAGAATATCGTATTAACGTCCGAATCCGATTTTGTTGCGGAAACAAATTTGCAGGTTGTGATACTGGGAACAGTGCCGCTTGGAAAGGTGTTTACGGATGCACAAATGGAAGGGCTTTATACCTATGATTGGTTTACGTTGGGATTGGTGCAGGAAGTGACTTTGGAACAACCCCCTACCAAGTCGGTAAACGAGTTTTACATAGCAAGAGTAAGAAACAACGGTGGTACAGTCACGATTGACAATACGGCAAAAACGGAATATTGGTCTTTAGCAGGCATGCCGAAACCGAAAGAATAAGAAAGGAGGGTAAAATGAGACTATTATATACAGTAAGTTCTGGATATATGGCAGAACAGCAGAATGTTTCCTACTCGATAGGCGGTTTTGCATCTTCCACGGTGATACCTAATGATATGTTCGGCAATCTGTTTGACGAGTTGAGTGTAAATACGATAAGGAATACAAGAAACGAATACCGGGCTATAGTGCTGCACAATGATAGCCAGGAGGTGGCAAAGGGTGTAAAGATATGGTTTGAGAATCCGGAAACAAATGTGTGTTCGTTCAAGGTGGGTGCCGTGGGAATGATGGAAGGTGAAGACGGAAGCCGATATATGGGGAGTACACCTAATATATACAGTAGACCCTATACAGTCCAGTTTTACGAGGCTACGGAGGAAAACCCGGTGTCTATCGGGGATATGCAGCCGGACCAGATGATAGGCATATGGGTGGAAAGGAGTATAGACAAGGAAAAGGCTTTGGAAGAGTATAACAAAGTGGCAGAGAGGGATTTAGCTACGGAAACGAGATATAAGCCTATTCAGAAGGAAACACAAGAAATGTTAAATATGCAATTTTATTGGGAATAAGCTATTGCGTATGTCATAAACAAATATTATCTTTGTGGTGTGATTGATAAGGGAGCGTTAAAACTCCCTTTCTTAAGCTGGTTACACATAATAAAATATTATTTCAAAATGAACAACATCGTAGAACTTAACGGATTGCAGGGTGTAAAGAGTGAAAAGGTTTACGCCTATTTTTCAACCGAACCGAAAGAGGTGCAGAATGCCCTGGAGCTTGGAATAGCATGTACCGGGGCTGATGATAACGGGGCGTACAACATTTATTTTGACGATGAAGAAAACATATGCTGTGAATACATGCAGTGTTGTGTCACGAAGGAGTTCAAGAAGGTGGAAACAATAGAAGAAGCCGTGTTGTGGATGGAGGGTTATTTTAGATGAAGACGCTAATTTTTGATGTAATGCTGAATGAACAATATATTCACACGTTCAAGTTCAAGTACAATCCTTTGTTTCCTATTGAGGAGGAAGAGTTAAGGAAGTTTGTAGAAGAGAGATTGCCGACATTGAAAGGGAAGAAATTCAAGATTTTGTTTTGATTATGAATCTGATTGCTATTATAAAGAAATGGTTCTGTCGGCATGAATGGGAGCTGATGTATGAGAGAAAGGTTACGGCATGGGATGAGTTAGGATGTAATAAATATAGGTAACTATATAGAACTTTGCACTAAAAATTATATAAATAAATAGGAAATTTAAAATATTCTATTTATATTTGCGATATGTATTTAACGGAGCAACATATAATAACAGTCAATGACAAGAGGTACAAGGATTTAGACCGGATTTGTTTCTTATCTAAGAACTTGTATAACGCGGCTTTGTATATCATAAAGCAAGAATTTCTTGTTTCCGGGAAATGGATAAGGTCTGTAGAACTTAATAAAAAGATGGTTGCAGAAAATAATGTTGATTTTAGGGCTTTGAGCGGTTCTTCTTCTCAGCAAATACTTATGGCTTTGGATAGAAATCTGAAATCCTATTTTTCTGCCATTAAAGCATGGAAAAGGGATAACAAGAAATTTACCGGATGTCCCAAATTCCCTAAATACAAACATAAAACAAAAGGGAGAAACGTGTTTTCTTATTCCTATGCGCAATTTAAGCATAGAGGAGAATACATTTATTTTCCGAAGAAAGAAGGTCTGCAACCGTTAAAAACCAGATGTAAGGAAGGAACGGTTAAGCAAGTCAGATTTGTTCCGAAAGCAGACTGTTATGTAATAGAATTGGTGTATGAATCGGAGGTAAAGGAACAGTTACCGGATAACAATAGATATATGTCTATTGATTTGGGGGTTAACAACTTTGCTTCTATTGTAACGAATACGAGCAATAAGGCTGTTTTGATAGATGGAAAGAAATTAAAGTCTATCAATCAGTATTATAACAAGAAAAAAGCTAAAGTTCAATCACAATTAAAGAAAACAAATGGAAAGGAAAATTCGAGACGGTTAATGAACCTTACAAGAAAGAGAAACAATAAGGTCAAGGATTATTTGCATAAGGCAAGCAAGGAAATTGTAGGCATGTGCCTGGAAGACAACATAACGACATTGATAGTGGGACATAATGACGGATGGAAACAGGAAGTGAATATGAGTAAAAGAAACAATCAGAATTTTGTTTCAATTCCGTTTGAAACTTTCATATCAATGTTAAGGTATAAATCTGAAAGACAAGGACTAAGATTTGTTGAAATAAACGAATCTCACACGTCAAAATGCAGTTCTTTAGATTTAGAAGAGGTAAAACATCATGATAGTTATATTGGAAAGAGAGTAAAAAGAGGTCTTTTCAGAACAAGGAACGGGATTTTACTCAATGCAGATATAAACGGAGCCTACAACATCATGAGAAAAGTAAAAGGGGATGCAGCAATGCCACCCTATAGAGGGTTTGGGTATAACCCAGTTAAGAAATTTATTAACAAATAGATACAAGTGTAAACATGTATATAATTACCATATATCGCCAGATATTACGTCTGCAAGAAATGTGGCAGATACAAGAAAACCAAAAGTTATTGATATGAAACCAATAAGGAACAAAGAAGACATTGAAAATCTAAAGACAGATGAAAAATTGATTGAGTTCTGTTTGAATGGTAATGTAAATTATTACAGGTTCTTATGTTTCCATCCACGAAACAAGAATTATGTAATTCTACTGAATCATTGTGAAGAGCCAGAAAGGTTTTACGTTAAGAGTATTATAGACCGATTTTATACGGACTGTACAACACGCGATATAATCACCCATAGGAGGGATTATGCTTTGAAAAAACTCGAAGAGTACGAGCAGGCATTATCCGAATTTAATAAGGAGGAGGAAGAATGAAACAGACAGTAGAAGAAGCTGCACAACAAGAGCTTATGTCAAGCTATGCAATAGTAGTTGAAGGTGAATTAGCCTATCAGAGACAAGCAATGCTAAACATGTTCAGAAAAGGTGCTGAATGGCAGTCAAGGCAATCACCTTGGATAAGCGTAAAGGAGCGACCTCCAAAACATAATATTAAGGTTATTATATGCCATGAATGCGAATTTTATATAGGTAAAATGTATCGTTCGATGCAATCAAATTGGTGGAGAGTAAGTGATGATGAAAGAACCGATATAATAGTTAGCGAAGATGATTCTTGGATGCCTATACCTATCTTTTGACGAGATACTTGAAGCAAACAAAGATGTACTGGAACGGATTAAGGGGAAAGGAGATTGAAAATGAATGAAAGGAAAGTTCTTTTGTTTAAGAAGGTATGTTATGATGTTGGAACACGTTTTTCTTTTGTTGTAAACGGTAAGATTATCGAAACGGTTATAAGTGATGTAATGATTGATTATCATAAAAATATCAATTATGAAAAGCATTCTGTAAGGTATCATTTCTGTACTATGGACAAGTATTCATTCAACGAGTTTTCTGAAAGAGAGTTAGAAGATATGATACGCAGGGGAATTGTTTTATGTATTGAGTAGTAGAAAAGGAGATTGAAAATGATAAAGAAATGGTATGAAGTTTCGTGTGATTTGTGCGGAAATGGTTTAAATCACTATGCAGAATTAAAACCTACTTGCACTGATTTAAGGAGAGATGGTTTTAAAGTTAAAATCAATAACGGAAAGGTGTTTGTTTTTTGTAAAGAGTGCTATGAAAAGATAAAGAAGGAGACAAAGAAATGAAAGGAAATATATTTGACAAAATAAGGAAAGCTTCTATTAAATATCAAGGGTATATGCTTGATTGTTACGATATAGTCAAAGAAGCACAAAAGTATATAGATTGGAGTGATAATGTTTCGTGTGAATATTATCCCGGTGATGGAGTATGTATAATGATAGATGAAGATATTTGCAATGCCGAGACATTCTTTGACTTGGTAGAAGAATCAGAAAACGGTATGCTTGATAGGGGAACTTTTATGAGAAATTGTATCTGACATGGAAAGATATAGAATTGTGAAAGAAATAAGGTATAGCGGCTGTATTCCGATAGTCGTGTATTGCGTACAAGTCAGAAAAGACAAACGTATTTCATCCGAATGGGTGAATGTAAAGGGATTTGATACCTATAAGAAAGCAAAAGAGTTGTTGTATGTTTTAAACGGTGATTGATATGGAAATAGTTCCGGATTTGACAAAAAGTAATTTATCTAAAAACCAGGTAGAATATATTCAAAAGAAACAGCATGAATATAAATTGATAGATAAGAAGAGAAAGATTCCAGGTCATACTCTGTTTTCGTTTAATCTGAAAACGAAAGAGATAAAGAGAGCTTCTATTACCAACGAAGTTTCAATTGGATTAAACGGGAAACCTATAATGAAAACCAAAACAGTTATTGAGCCGGATTGCTATTACGAACAAGCTTTGAATGAAAAGAATTTTAGAAAAAGATTAAAGAGAATTGGGTTAATATGAAAACAATTAAAATATCAAATTTACAAGAAGGGGATTTGTTCATGTATAAAGGCGTAATGTATGAAATTGTACATAAGGACAAATGGGAAACCTATTGTAAATATGTCAATGATAAAAGTCATTTGGGATTATTTTCAAGCAAATATCTTTATTGTAAATTTAGTAATTATACAAAAGTGGAGGTTTAAGCATTATGAGTAAATATAGATACAGGGAAGTAAAGAACTATATCCATAACGAACTAAAGTTGACTAAAGAGGATATAAAGGAAATTATGATTCCAATTGTGAAAGAGGAGGTTAAACGTATCTTTCAAAACACCTATGGGAATGATGTCGATATAGAGAGGTGGGTTCGTTGTATGGTTTCCAACGAGATACAAAGACATGGTGAATACTCTATGATAAGGAATTTGTGCAGGGAGATAATTAAGGAAGAAATTGCCGATAGGTTGTCAATTGATATAAGTCTTAAAA